GACTTGCAAATAAGGAGTTTTTTGCGTTTGTCACACATACGAACGTAAACATGACAGTTCTGCACACTAAAACAAGCGCATTACTCGAAGCACCCATTCCCCCTTTTTGGTTTCGCTTTATACTTACGTCCCCCTCCTGATTTTTTTCTCAAAATAGCGTTAGGTGACCTATGCAAGGCTACATTTCGTCAGATTCACTTCCGATTAGTCCTGTGGGTCCACGTGGTCCGACGAACGTACCTATTGAGCGAGTTGATCCTGAGAAGTACATATCTGAGTATTTGGAGTTTCATCCTGAGTATGAGAGTCTTGACGAGGCATTTACTGATGCGACGGAGCGTTATTACCGTGAGTATGCGACTTTAGCGGGTTATGACGACTTGCCTGATGAGTTATCGCCTCAGGCTATGGCGTATTTGCGTAAGAATGCTGAGAATTGGTCTCCTGCGTGGGATGATGAGGTACGTCGTCAGTCTGCGATCGCTTTGTACGATCAGGAGTTTGAGGATGACAACCCCCGAACGGCTGGAGCTGACAGTGATTTGATGAGTGTTGAGTCGGCTATACGTCCGCGCCGTCACAATGGGAATGAGTTATTACCTCCGGAGGCTGTGTATTTATTGGAGTTAGAGAATGAGATGGAGTTAGTGCGTCGTCTTCACAAGGCGCAGACAGGCGAGCGACCTTTGAATTGGAGTGACATATCGATCATGCAGAAGATGATGTCACCGGAGTGGGAGAACGAGCGTCGTTTTACCCGTGATGGAGCGATGAATCACTTTGAGACTCCAGCGACAGCGGCAGAGGAGCGAGGTGAAATGCCTCAAACGATCTTAGGGAATCATCAGGGCGCGAATTACTTTCGGTTTCAGGATATGCCGAGCATGAACAACATTATGATGTCTGGTCGTGGTCCTATGGGTGGCATGTTCTCTCGTTTGCAGAATACGTTTGATGATGCCACTGGCCACACAGCTTTGGCGATGACTCAGAGTGGTCATGACATAAATAACATTCGTGGTTTAATTCAGACGAAGAATGATGAGTATGTACATGGCGATGGTCAATATGAGTTACCTACGGCGAATGCGCCGAGTTCTGGTGTGATAGACGCGGGTCGGCAGGGTAAGCGGGAGATAGATAATGCGGGTAAGGTGATGTACAATCAGGGTCAGTTAATTTCTAACCCATTTTTTCGGATGTTGGAGGATGCTGGAGTTCCTAATGCTCAGCAATATAATTCTCCGGGTGTGGCTGCTGCCTATGAGGGTGCCAACGAGTTCTTTGGTGATATTACGTTTCCCGTGACGGCAGCGGCGGGCCTTCAGGCTTTAGGTGATGCGAAGGCAGCTTGGAAGGTTCCTTTGAAGACACCTACGGTAATGGAGCATGTTTTAAAGCCTCAGGCTGTGGATGTTGGTGTTGATGCTGGCATTAACGCGCCGATGATTGGTGCAGCGGCTATGGGGGAGGGTGATTTACGTGAGGTTCCGGGTGGTGTTGAGGCTATGGAGGGTAAGGCGTTAGTTGACCGTGAGTCTTTCCGTGAGACGAATCCTCGCCAGACTCCGATTAGTTTTATTCGGGAGGTAGTGCGCGAGCGGAATCCGATCATGCAGAAGATGCAGCTAACCAACCCTCATTTACGGGAAGACGCTGCTAATGAGGCTGCGCGTCGTGACAAGCTTCATCAAGAGCGCCTTCAGGGTCAGTACCGTTAAAAAAAACGGACTTTTCACCCTTAGCGGCACTGAACATGTGTATACTTCTGGCAACTCGCTTTTATAAGGAGGAGCCATGAGCGAAGAACTGTTACCCCAAGACTCTACCCCTGCTGTTGAATCTACCCCTGTTGAGAGCAGTGCGTCACCTGAGACTGTAGAGCAGACGAGTACCGAGAATGTTGAAGCAGCACCCACGCCATCTGTTTGGGACTCTTTCAAAGGACTGCCTGACTTCGAAGGTCAGGACGAGCGTAGCATTGCTCAAAATCTTTATGAGTCGTTTGAGCGTGAAAAGGCTGCAAGGCATTCTCTTGAACAGTATCAGCAGCTTATTCCGTATGCTCAAGAGTACATGGAGCACAAGGATGCGTTTGAGAGCTGGCGTAATGGTCAGGCTCAACCGCAGCAACCTCAACAGCCTGCGCGACAAGCTCCTCAAAAGGAAGAGCGAGCCCCGTGGTTGGGGCCAGAAGTTAAGCCTGAGCACAAGCGTTACCTTGTCAAGGACGAGAATGGGCGAGATGCGATTGCTGAGAATGCTCCGTTGGATGCGAGGTATTCGCTAGAGAATTACTTACAGCATCGAGCAGACTTTGCTCAGAACTTCTAAACAATCCAGAAGAGGCGTTGGGTCCGATGATCCAGCAGCAGGCTCAGCAGATTGCTCAGCAGATGATTGAGCAGGAGCTTGGTAATCGTGACGAGCAGTCAATATGTTCAGACATTAGAGCAAGAAAACGCAGATTGGCTGTATGAGAGCAGACGGCAAGACTCCGACTCAAGAAGGTTTGGCTGTTCAGCAGTACATTCAGCAAGCTGCCGAATGGGCATCGAACAGGTGCCGAGCAGCGTTGGCAATACGCCACAGCAATGGTTGAAAGAGACCTGTTAAACAGGGTTCGCCAAAACGAAGCTCAGCAGCTCAAAGTCCCAGCAGTTTTCCCAGCAATTACCGCCTCAACAAGCAGCAGCTCCAGCACCGCAACAGCCCCAGCAGGTACCTCCCGTTGCACAAAATTCCGCTGAAAAGGACATAGAGTTCTTAAGAAGGGAAGCTTCTCGTAACCCGAGTCGCGGGGCTGGTCAACCGAATCAAGGTTCATCCGATGGGGGTGGACAATCGTTTGAGGCAGAGGTTGAAGTCACAACTTCAAAGAGACAACTTAATTTGAAAAGGACAGACTAATGGCGTCAAGCACTGATTGGGCAAGGACGATTGGTACGACCTTAGTCCTTCATTTGAAGGAAGAAGAGCTAGCTACTTTTCGTAAGTACAAGGTCTTTGCACTTCTTGAAGGCAGCGGTCGTGTCGCAATGAATCAGGGAGGTCGTGGCTTCGACTGGGAAGTCAGATACCGTAATCAACCTGTGACCTCGAACACAGGTGAGTCAGCGAGAGTATTCGCTCGGCACAACCTATGGCAGCGAGCCAACCTTCCATATCGTGGTTACAGCGTGACCGATATGGTAACAAAACGGGAGATGCTCGAAAATCGTGGAGTTTCCCAGCTCATCGACGTAGCCGGTAAAATGGCAAGTCGTTTCAAGAGTCTATGCAAGAGCAGCTTGGCCAAGAGATTTACGTTGACGGGAATCTTCCCGGTAACGAAAACCGATGGCATGGTCTTGAGTCTATCTTCGGTGTAAACGGTTCCGTTAACATTGACGACTGGGGCTCACGAGACAACTGCACGAGCAGAAGATCCATTCCTCTGGCCAGATGACATCTATGCTGGTCTTAGCACAGAGCTTGGTGCTCTTGGTGGTGCACAGCGAGAAGCTGGCTCATGGCCATATGTACCAGTGATCCAGAGTATGATTACTACTCTCCACTGGTAGTTAACTACAACTCTAGCTTCTTCGGTGGCGCAACAACGTCATGGAAGGATCAGTGCATCGAAGCCATCCGCGAGGGTGTCCAACACGCCAAGCGAAACGACACGAAGGAATCACAGATTGATCTCGTGTTGCTTAACAGGAAGCTCTACATTGACTTCCTCAATCGCTTAGACAGTCGTGAGCGAGCAATCGTTACGAAGACTGCAGGTCTCGAAGCTATGGCTTCGGCGATGTAGTCGAAATGGACGGCATCGAAGTTTCGACCGAGTACGCCATTCCATCCGACACAGGGTACGCCTGTCCATCGGAAACATGGAAATGAAGTGCATGGAAGGCCAGTTGATGACTGGCGAAGGTCCTTACTACAACGAAGAGCTTCAAGCGCATCGTTACGCTGTAAGCGTACTTGCCAACTTGAAGTTCAAGAGTCCACGTAACTTTGTCAAGTTCTCACCACAACCTGCTTAAGAAGAGGAAAGATAAGCAATGTCAACTTTAACTTCAGATCCGAAGTTTGATCGCGGCAAGACGCTTGGCATCAACGTCGCGTATTATGACTCGGTAAATCAACCACAGGACTTGCAGGTTGGTGACGGTCTGTCGGTGATTGGGCAACACTCGGTATTCCGAGATGAGAACCCAAGCACTGGAGCACTGTACAGCAATTTGACAGTCGAATGTGTCGCAGTAAAGAATGTCGGTGCCGATGTTCTTCAGTGCGGCGATACAGTTCAGCTTGATCCAACAGACGCACGACCACTTGGCGACAACTGAAGGTGCTGACGCAACCCTTTACGGGATTGTTGATGAGTACCTCACAGCACCTGTCAAAGTAGGCGAAGTCTGCTGGGTAGTAGTCGACCTCTGATGGGGTAGAGGGACAGCGGGGGTCAGCAGGTCTTGCACTTGCTGGCCCCTTTGCCTATAATGTTCGCGTTTCTACCCACAGGAGGTGATTATGGATATGCCAGAAGAGCGAGAGCAGACGGACGACGAGGTACGTGAATCCCTGAATAAGCTAAGCGCCTTGCTTCACGAGCAGGGTGTTATAGGCACTGGGCCTGATAGTTTGACGGAGGAATATCGCCAAAAACGAAAAATTTGGGCATCTCAGTGGAACTAACCTAACTGAACGCATGTATACTGGGGGTAAGGTATTGTTCCTTACCCCCTTTTTTTATGCGCTATGGAAACACAAGTTTGTAGATCGTGCGGTGAAACCCTTCCTCACGAGGACTTTGGTTTTACTGATAAAGGCAATGTGAAAGGCACGTGTCAGCCATGTCGGGTCAAGAACGCGGCAATCGCCAAAGAGGTGAAGAAAGCCCAGACGATGGAAAGTCTGGAGAAGGAGAGCGTATCTACGTTTCTGAAAGCAGCCTCCAAAGGCGGCGAGAATGTCCCCCACATCTCGGAATTACTGGAACGAACAATGACACTCTTTGGCGGGAGTGGTGGTTTCGCTCAGGCTCTGGTGAAACAATTCTTCGATGCGACTCCGGGCAGTGCAGCTCGGACCCGAATCTTGGAGACGCTGACAAAGCTAACAGTCCAGACGTCGGAGATGGGCGCCAGTAAGAAGCCGTTGGAGTTGTGGTCAGATGACGAACTTGAAGGTGAATTAGACAAGCGTCTGAAGACAATGGCAGCCACATGGAGGGTTATAGATGCCAAGCCAGAACAGCCAGAACTTCTCGGGGTTGAGTCAACTCCAGAACCCGAAGAGTACGACACAATCCCAGAGGGATCAGCTTTTAGAGATACAGGCGGAAATATCCCAGAGGTCGATCGAAGCGGTGAAGATGTACACACCGAGTTCGATTCAGGAGGAGATGCACAAGAGCACGGCGAGTGAAGTGCTCGTAATTGGCGGTAATAGATCTGGTAAGTCACTGTCGACATTCATGGAGGATGCGCGTGCGGCAACAGGCCAAGACCCCTACAAGAAGTACCCTGAAGAAAACGGGAATCTGTGCATTATTGGCAGGGACTGGAAACACATTGGTATGGTCGTGTATCCAATGTTGTTTAAGGCTGGTGCGTTTAAGATCATTAAAGATCTTGATACTGACCAATGGCGCAGCTACAACCCATCGCTCGATGGCGATCGCTCAGACGATGCCAAGCCAGCGCCTCCCATGATCCCTCAAAGATTCATTAAAAAGATATCGTGGCTTTTAAAATCATCATCATACATACAGAGCTGTGAGTTACATAATGGATGGACAATATACTTTTTCTCTTCGGAGGGCGACCCGCCACAGGGCTTCCAAGCCGATAGAGTCCATATCGATGAAGATATTGCAAACGAACAATGGCTCCCCGAGATGCAGGCGAGGCTTGCAGACCGCAAGGGCGTGTTGGCATGGAGCGCCATGCCGCATTCAAAGAATGACGCATTACTTGGGTTGTCTGAACGGGCAGACACTGCGGTGGAAACGGGGGACACGACGCGGGATATTGAGAAGTTCGTCTTACGATTCCTCGACAATCCGCACATCGATGAGGAGGAGAAGCGCAAGAACGTTGAGAGATGGAGCGCGCTGGGTAATGACGTATTACGGATGCGAAGTGAGGGAGAATTCGTCACCGACTCTATCTTGGTCTTTCCTACCTTCTCAATGAGCGTGCATGGTTATGACCGTGCTGCATTACCACAGAATCAAGTCCCCGATGACTGGTGCCGTTATGTTGCGATCGATCCCGGACACAGTACTTGTGCTGCTCTTTTTGGTGCTGTGCCTCCTGATGGTGATACTCTTTTGATCTATGACGAGATGTACATTAGGCAATGTACGGCTCAGATGTTTGGTGAGATGTTTGCGTACAAAACAGAAAACCAGCAGTTTCATGCGTTTTTCCTTGACATGCACGGTGGTCGTATCCGTGAGATTGGCAGTGGTCGTCTGCCGGCAGAAATATACGCAGAACAGCTACGTCAACGCGACATCTCGAGTAGAATAAGCGGACATTCATTCATAGCAGGAAGTGACGACGTGCAAGGACGCATAGCAGAAACACAACGATATTTGTATGTTCGTGGCGAGACAGGTACGCCACAGCTTCGTGTCTTGAGAGGTGCGTGTCCAAATCTTGAGCGAGAGTTAAAGCGCTACAAGAAGAAAACGCAATACATCGCGGGAGCCATGCAAGTCACAGACCAACCAAACACGAAGGGTGATTGTCATGCTGCTCAGTGCATGGAGTATCTATGTGCTGCGCGCCCGCGTTATCACACCCCGATAGTAGAAACAGCAGAAGAAGAGCATTGGTTAGTGAAGCATTATCAGCGTTTGCGTAAGGAGCGCAGGCAAGAGACAAAGAACTATATAAACCTTTCGCCCGGAGGATAATCATGAAAGCCCCAGATCTCAGAGTTGGTGACACCGTTGTTTTTTACCCTGATCCGCATACTGAACAGAATCCCATGCTTGGCTGGGCTTTAACGCCTATCCGCACAAACGACGCTGCTAATTTACTGGTTTACACCCCTGAAGCTGGCTTTGTAGAGAAGGTAGCGGTTCGCTGGCGGTATTCGGAGGACATTGAAAAACGCATGTCTGTTCGCGCAATGGGCGGCTGGGATCTAAGTCCTGTCATGAAAGACATGGAGAAAATCAGAGATATCAAGTTAAACAGCATGGTGGCGTCCGAAAAAAGGGCTGTAAAGGACAAGAAGACTGTAAGGAAACCCGCAACAGCAAAGGCTAACTAATGGTCCAAGTTCAAACTGGCATACCGCTTGCTCCTACAAGTCAAGTACCAAAGTCCGCCGACAGTCCTGATGAAGTGCTGAAGTATCTCACTCGAGGCTGGCTTGACAAGATTTCAAAGGCATACCGTCACAAGAAGTCATTTAACGATGACGCTTGGGAGGCCCGTAACTTCTTTGATGGGGATCAGAATTGGTTCTGGAAAGAGCAGTATGCTCGCAGTGAATATGGCTATAACCGCGCGATGTCTCCGCCGGGATTTCGCATGCAGATCAACAAAGTGTTTGAAGCAGTTAAGTTGTTTGGCTCTGTTATTTATCACCGGAATCCAGTGCGAACAGTAACGCCTCAACCACTGCCTATTGTTCCACCTGAAGCTGTCGGGATCAACATGAGTGACCCGATGATGGCGCAACAGTACGAACAACTTGTAAACGTTGTCAGTGCTAAAGCTGGCGTGCGTGATATTGTTGCTGACTTGATGGGGCGTGTGTTAAATTACACACCAAATGAGTTTGATTTAAAAACGCACAGTCGTCGTGCAGTAGACGAAGGCATCATAACAGGGATGGGTCTGTGGTGGACCGAACTGATGACGATGCCAAATGGTCGGCGGTTTGTCGGTTCGTTTGCCGACAGCGTTGACAATTTTCTGATGGACCCTGATGTAACAGAAATCGAAGATATTCGCTGGTGTGCGAGAAGGTGCATTCACCCTATCCATGAGGTAGCAGAAAAGTATGATATTCCCGAAGCTGCTCTTAGGGGCAACGTAGACAAGCAAGGGGCTCAAAATGCACGTTCGCAAGAGCAAGTTGTTTTCGGTGACTATGACGGGACCGGCAAACGCACGAGTGGTCCAACTGGAAAGACAAACGATTTATGTGTGTATTGGAAGATATATTCCAAAACCGGAATGGGCGATCGACTTAAGGATGCGCCGAAGGATATAAAGGGTGTCTTTGATGGTATTGGCGAGAACTGTTACCTTGTTGTAGCGGAGGGTGTTGATTACCCGTTAAACATCAAGACTGCCATGCTTGGTGAGGAAGTAAATCCAGAGAGTGGTGTTCCTGATTCTTTATTTACTGCAGTGCAGTGGCCTATTCCGTTTTGGGCTGATGGCGCCAACGGCTGGCCTTTTACTGCGTTTCAACCACATCGCAAGCCGGGATACATCTGGCCGATTAGTCACATCAAGCCGGCAGTGCCAGAGCTACGATTCTTATGCTGGGCGTATTCGTTCATGGCACAAAGAGTAGCTACATCCTGCGAAACACTATTAGGTGTTAGCAAGGCCGCCGATCAAGACATCAAAGATCAGATCCTGTCGCAGTCAGAAGGTGGGTTCAAGATTGTAGAAGTCAGCGAGATGTTGGGGCGCAGTGTCAACGACATCATCAGCGTCTTTCAGCTACCCAACGTAACTGGTGAAATCTGGCAGGTTATACAAGCTGTGACTGACTTGGCGGACAAGCGGCTAGGTATGACTGAGTTGGTCTACGGCATGACAGACAAGCAGATCCGGTCAGCTACAGAAGCATCTGTAAAGGTTGATCAGATTAGCATTCGTCCAGACGACATGGCTGAGTGCCTAGAGAACTCAATGACATGCCTCTCAAGGAAAGAAGCCATAGCTACTCGTTGGCTTTTAACTGGAGAAGACCTTGAGCCTATTATTGGTCCTATGGGCGCAGCGGCATGGCAGCAGCATGTTATGCAGATGAATCCTTTTGAGGTCGCTCGTGAGTTTGATTACACGGTAGAGGCAGGCAGTGCCAAGAAGAAGAACAAGAGCGCACGTATTGAGCAGATGAACGTAGCGGTTCAGACGCTTGGTCCAGTGCTACAAGGTCTTATACCGTCTGGAATTGTTGAGCCATTTAACTCATTGATGCGTGACTGGGCTGAGTCGATGGACTTGGATGTAGAGCAGTACTTAATACCTGCGCCACCGCCACCAGATCCAATGGCGCAACAAATGCCACCGGAAGGCGCTCCTCAAGAGCAGCCACCGGCAGAGCAGGCTCCACCAGCAGAAGAACAACAGATGACAGAAGAGGAAATGATGCAGCAACCTCCACAGCAGGTTCCAGCTGAATTGCAGCCTCCAATGCCAATGTAGCCCATTTCTTGCTGATTCTAGACATAAACCCCATGAGGACTGCCATGAAATTGCCACATGATATTGCTAATGCTCCGGGATGGGTTCAGGCCCATTATGTATCCATGATCGAAGACGGTCAGGATGAGAAGTTTGCTGAAATGTGCGCTTTAATGCAGCCTCCGGGAACGGGTCAATCGGAACGTGCATTCATGGAAGGTCGGAACAACGGCGAATGGTTGAATAAGCTACCTCGCCCACAGGCTATGCGCATGTTAAAAGCGGCGCGTGAAGCGGGTGTTGATCCTACAGGGAAGTACTATTTTGGCGGAATTGCAGATAAACGTGGAATATTTGACCCGAAAGCATGGGTCTCAGATGCACATGACGTCAAAAGGGTGGCTGAAGAACGCGGTTTAGACGTAGATGGCAGCGTAAAGCATCGTTCATCTGGTCGCCCAGCTGACAAGAATCAGGACGTTCCACTCGCAGCAGACATCGTTAAGAGAGAAACAGCGCACGAGCTACTCAAAGACCCTAGCCTATCCAAGAAGGAAGCACGTCGCAAAGCAATCGACAACGTAACACCACACTGGAAGAAAAAGAAAAATGGCTGACAAGATTCAGATCAAGCGTAGCAGTGTAGAGGGCAAGAAGCCAACACCTGAGCAGTTGGCAGATGGGGAATTAGCACTCAACCTCAAAGACAAAAAGATCTACGCAAAAGATTCTGATGGTGTAGTGCAAGAGTTTCCTGCTGTAGACGCAGTGAACGTAGGTGTTGAGAGCGTCAACGACATCACTGGCGAAGTCGACATCAATGGATCCGACAACATATCCGTCACGAAGTCTGGCCAGAACCTGACTCTTGACGTCAAAGACACTGTAGCGCTGAAGACTGACGTTCCTGCACAACTCAATCTCATCGAAGGTACTGGGATTGATATTGCGTCAGACGGTAGCAACAGAACCATCACCAATGAGATCACTGATCTTGGCGATCTAGATTCTGTTGTCATAGATGACAATACCGGGATAGCCGAAAACTCTGTTCTGACATTTACAGACGGCAACTGGGTTCCGGGTACGGGCGGTGGTTCTTCTGACGTAGATGAACTAAATGATCTGAGCGATGTCACCCTTGACGGTGTAGATTCAAATCAGATCATGCAGTACTCCGGCGGTCAGTGGAGGAATGTAGATGTTCCGGGAGCCGCTGGACAGACTACGGTCAATGGACTATCAGGCGCAGTGTTTCTTGAGGGAACTGGTAGCGTATCTGTCTCCAAGCCAGATCCAAACGACGACAACAAGATACTTATCAATGGCACTAGCGGGGTTCCAGAAGCAAACAGTGATGGCAAAACTTATGGGCGCAAGGACGCAGCTTGGGTAGAGATTGAAGCTACAGGTGGCGACGAGAATGTCCAATCGAACTGGACTGAGACTGACAAAACTTCCGATTCGTTTATTCTAAACAAGCCGTCTAAACTGTCGGACTTTGAAAACGACCTAACTCTTCCTCCAGCCGACGCGGAGAAAAACGTACAGTCCGACTGGGATGAAGCGACCACTACATCTGATGCGTATATTCTGAACAAACCAACGAACCTCTCAGAGTTTGAGAACGATCTGACTCTCCCGCCATCGGACGCCGAGAAGAATGTTCAATCGAACTGGACGGAAGCAGACACTAGCAACGATGCGTTTATTCAGAACAAACCAACGAATCTGTCGCAGTTCAATAACGACATCACGATTAGTGCTGATAACGTAACAGACCTGCCTGTCACTAACCTTGAGTCCGGCAACGAGCTGACGCTGAATGTTAAGGACGAAGGCAATGGCACTTGGACGCTGACTGCGCTGAATCAGGGTGGCAGTGGAGGCGGCGGTGGAAACCTCAACTTGATTGAGGGGGACTGCATTAGCATTGATGCCGTAGAGAATGGGACAGATTCGAATGTCACCGATATTACTATTGGTCTTGCTTCTGACTGTGATTCGATTACATCCAACCTCCCTATATCCAGCACAGATAACAAGGTTACGTTATCAGATGATAACGGTTCATTTCAAATAGAGACTGGCGACCCCACAGCAGACCCAAGCACAAAGGAAGTTCGGGTAGTTGTAGACAGTATTGGCAATGTCACGATCAAAGAAAAGCTAAGAGGTGACGGGAACTATACGCCCCTAATTGAACTTTCAGCTGGACATGAGGTCAACGTCACCAAGTCACGTTATTACAACTATTACGCAGTTGACGGCAGCACTACCCATCGGGAAATTATCTACAACGCAGATAGCGAAGCAGCTTGTTCATTCTTAGTCTACGGGAAAACATACGCATCTGGTTTGCCTGTTGGCATACCTGTTGGCGAACAGCCTTCTCATTTTAAGTCTTCGCATGACCTTGTGCATGAAGTAAAAAGAATGCTTTGGTGTAGCAGTTCCACTAATGCAGAGCCAGACGTTGTTATTGACTGCACCACAGACTCCAACGATCCTGTTCTGAGGGTTATACCGAAGGGCCACATTGAAGCGTCCCGCATCCAAACCGACACGATCACCTCAAAGGATGCTGCTGTTGGTGATGCACGAATTAATTTTGATTCCAAAGACATCAACATCTCAGCAAACGATTTTGATGGCATCATAAGTCTGCGGAACAACTCCAGCGGCAATGCAAACATCTTTAATGTCAGCGGCAATGCTTGGTCGAGCCAGTGGGGAACTTTTGGCGGTGGTTACAGTTGGTGGGGCCAGAACTTCGAAGTAGAAGAAAATGGTATAGATTTCAAGCCGCGATACACGGGAACGTCTAACATAGGCTCGTTCTTAATGTCTCCAATGCGGGACGCTAAATGGGGTCTTCTTCAAGGCTCTATGCGGGTGTACCCACCAACACCTAGCGGAGACCAGCCTTCAATTCCTCAATCAGAAATGCCTCAAGTCATGGCATGGGAAGCCCTTGATGGTCGCCTAAGCGTTGGCCCCACTTCGGCTCTTACTAACACTCGCTTGTACACCTCTGGCCCAGACTTCATCGTAAATGGAGCAATATCGGTTAATGCAACTGGTTTGTATGCACAGTATGATTTACAAAACCCAACAGCGGCTAACATCGGGGGTTACTACTGGCAAACAAAAGACAACAATATTTATTTAGGCGTTGATACTGTTGGCGATGGGAACACAGATGATTATGAATGGCAACTTGTAGACCGTAATGAACAAGACGAGAATGGTAATTTTGTTTATCAATCATCCATAGGCACTCACAATTATTACGCAAGAACATATATCACATGCGATCATAATTTAACATCATGGCATGATGGCTTATATGTCGAGTCTCCTTCGTGGTCTGCTACTGGCTCGATAACAGGGAACCCTAACCCTTCAAACCAAGCATGGCGAATGGGGAACTACGCTGGTGTTCGTGTGCAAAATTGCACACTTTCAAAAACAGCAGGAACAACAGCAAGTTTCTTAGCCAATCAGAATGCAAGTTCTGCTGGTAATTGTTACTCCTTCTACGCAATGGGTACGGCTCCAGCAAGGTTCAACGGGGGTGTCCAAACCGACACAATCACCACAAAGGATGCTGCGACAGGTGATACTAACATTCAGTTATCGGGAAGCAAAGTTGGCATTGGCTACCAGACAGGTTTGCCGGGATGGGACGCTTCACTTCTAGTACGGGCACAAGACAACAAGTCCGGTCAAACCAATCCAGACGATGACGAGACAAGCTGGACAGAGCATCCCGGTCTTATTATTGATTCAAGGAATCCAAACAGGTTAATCAATAATCAGTGGACTGCACAAGGAACTACTACCATTACGGCAGTGCCGCCAAACTCTGATTACAGCCAGCCTGTTTCTGTTTACAGAAGTTCTGGAAGCTATGGAGGAGACCATGTCTTTGCCGCTGGGGGGCTATCAGGATGTCCAACTAAAAATGAGTATAGTTTCTGGATCGACCGATCCGGCAATCTTTATGCAAATCCAGATTATGAGCCATCTTCAAACAACTCCTTAGTCACTAAGAAGTGGGTAATAGACAACGCTGGTGGCGGGTTCCCAATCGAATCTGATCCTGATGGTCGCGTTCTCATTGAGGCAGACGATGCCAATGGCATTCTCACAAGCTGGGTAGATAATACTCAGGGTGATACAGACCCTGACAAGAATGTGGCTGATAATGATGTATATGTCTGGTATGTAAATGACAAGCCAGATTCTAATCCTCCTTATGGGTCGCCCGGAGCACCTGCGCTTAAGCTTACACGGCAAGGCGTTCTTGAAACTGCATCCGGCACCTTGAAAAATAGTCGCAGTGACCTTACAGGACAGGTTACTGGATTCGGTTTAGAGGGTATTCGTAATTCCGTATTCTACCCACACGTTCAAGTTGCTCACGATTCTCGTGGCGACACAGGGCTTTATTGGGATGAAGTGAACTATCACTTCATGAAAAAAAGAAATCCACTCGATACGCAGGGAGCATCTCCGTGCGAGTTGGGCGACAACACTTCGCAAGGCTGTGCTTGGGAGTCCTCATTGTTTACCATCCGTGATGGTGGGCTTGATGGCGCAGTACACATTACGACCTCTGCTGATTACACACCGATTGACGATTACGATATTGTCACTAAGAAGTATTTTGATGACAACCGTGTCCCGCTTCCTAACCCAGACAATCCTCTTCCACCAGTTGGTGTTGGCGCTGGCTACACATGGGAGCAGCTAGAACGAACTCCGGGACTGTATCTGTCAGCCGTGTACGGAATTAACGGCATCTATTCCATAGTTGGCTTTAGCGACATGCAAGTTGCGGCTATAGAAGGTGGAATAAGGATGGATGCTCAGTGTTTCTGGAGCACTGACGGAAGGGAGTGGACTGAAGGTTTTGTTGGAGGTGCTTGGGTTTCAGCCAACAATGGAGAAAATCTGTATTCTTTACCGACACCAAATAATAAATACGGTAAGTTCTGTGACGGAACGCAAGTAATATTTACAGGAAATGCGTTTACCTCAACAGGGAAGACGTGGCAAGGTTTCGATACTGATCGGGCCTTTCAATACCGATCTGACAGCTACATTGGCGAAGGAGTTCCGTTTTTCTGGGATTCTGGCATTTCGGCAGATCGAGCTGTAGATCCTAGTACTGGAAGCTATCTGGGAACCAACTGGCCAGAAGGCGCATGCTGGATTACAAGCCGGATGTACGCCATTGAGGATCTGGAAGACGACGACACAAATGACATGATCAGCATCGTCAACAGCGCCGCGACTACTAGAACTGACGTCCTACTAACCAACAGTCGTGATGTTATCTGTCCAAAGGTTTTCTTCTCTCTGAATGGGAACGATGACTACTATTTCAACACGAATAAGCTGTACAAGCCACTTCAGTCAGAAGCTGCTATTAAAGCTGCGAACAAGACTGATGCGCTTACTACCTACTTTGAGCCTCTACATTCACTCCAAGAATGCGCCGATGCTTGTTGCACTCCTGACGGCAAGGTAGCTCTTACTCTTGATAGTGATAGCAATCAGTTTTACTGGTGGGTTCATAAGCGAACTACTTTGACTGTTCCTTCTGACTTGTGGCTAGAAACAGGAGTTTGCTGTGCGTATGACAGATCCAGCGGATACTTTGCGGCTGCAACGGCTGACAAAGTGCGCGTATACGAAGCGCCTTCCACTTCCGGGTTTAATGCGTATGGCGGTCGGCTAGTTAATACTTACACGATACCGCAGGCTGCTGAATGGACGCACTTAAGCATATCCGGTGGCGTCTACATTCTTATGAGCAAGTCTGGTGCGATTGCAAGGCTCGACACTAACAATCCACTAAACGACACGTTTGAAATGATTGGGGCTAATTCCCCAGCAGTTTTCTCTGCCAACCCAGTGCTGGCCGGGACAAATGGACGGTTCTTGGTTGCAGGTGGTGAAGACGTTGACGGCCTGCCTGATTTTGGTCGCATGTACAACCCACGCACCGCAGACCTTCCCCCTGCTGGCCCACCCGACGGTCCACAGCGGTATGCGTGGTCTGGTGGTGACAATAATACGGGAGGCACTACCACTGATGATGTTGATCTTACCGATCCAGTAGACACTGGTGGAGATAAGCGTTCTGCCAGAAAGCTACTGACAACCCAGAAGGACGCTAACGAATACTTTGCAGAAGAGATTGAAAAACGTGCGATTGTTGTAACTCTCACTCAGGCTGAGTACGACGCCCTAAGTCCACCTGATGAAAATACCTTGTACCTGATTACCTGACATGCCAGCACTAAACATAAGTAACATCAAAGACGCGAAGCTAGGAAGTACTGACCTCAGTGCGGTCTACAAGGGCAGTACGTTGATTTGGGATGGTGTAGCAGGGGAGTTGGTTTTAACTCGTGCTTATTTCGATTACCAATCTAGCAGTGGGTGTAATCGTGGGCAAAGCAAATTCAATTTAAGAGTGCTGGGGACGCACACTTACGATGAACCGGGCAGGCAATACAACGTTCAATATAACCTGACTGGTGGCTGGCAGGGTTCTGATAGTAATTGGATAATTGATACTTTTACAACTCCCGGCGTTCCTTTCAATGTTGTTGGTCTCAGTATTTGCATGAGTTCAAGCAGCGGGCAGATCAACACAAACTGTCGAATGCGATTCAAGCTATCGGATGGAACGGTAACTAATTGGTCTTATTATTTTATGTCTGGAACAACAGACATTCCCGCAGATGTTTTACAAGAAAGCGAGATAGAAGATGGCTAAACGAGTAGTAGGAACCCCGATCTCTGTTCAAGAACATCGGGAAACATTATCAGCAACGGTTGATGTTGAAAGCGGCATGACCGACTTCATCGTCAAGAGAACGTTAGTTGATGCAGACAACGGTGAAGTGATTGTTGTCCAGAAGATTCGTGAGACTGCTCCAACTGGAGAAGTTGCAACAGCAATCACGGAAGCAGTAGCAAAGTCCGCAGATGTTAAACAACCGGAACCAGAGGCAGTCTAATGGCAGACGTACGCATACAAATACGACACGCTGATGCAGGCGCATGGACTTCTGCTAACACAGTTCTTGAAGACGGCGAGATGGGCTGTGAAACAGATACAGGTCAGTGCAAAGTAGGTGATGGCATAATTGCATGGTCTGCGCTGCCTTACGTTGGGTATGCGTCTGATGCCGACTTGCCTAATTTTGATCGTGATGTTGATGGGGGTACATACTGATGCTGTATACAGCACAAGACGCTATGGAATATATGCTAGCGACTACCACTGGCGGTACTCAGGACTCTGAGCATCGTGCGTTGCGTGCTGCTATTGGCAATGGATACAGGGATGTTATTCAACACAAAGACTGGGCCTGCCACGATACGTCAGTAGATATACCAGCGGTCAACTTCTTGCCGGATCCTATGAAGGTTCCCTCAGCGCCAGAGAACGTCAATGGACCTTACTCTCACAGGCTACCTGCGGATTGCAAGAACGTAGACGCAATGATAGCGCCTGACAGGACAACGCCGTGCTGCTATTGCACGTTGCAGGAATACGAAAGACTGCGTGCTTACGACACATCTCCGGGCTCTACCATCTTCTGGACAGTAGTCCCTGACGACCAAAACCCAGCATTTAATCGTTTATTGATTGCCGGACGTGGGTTTTCTCTCTATGAGGGTGATACGTATACGTTGACTTATCGCAGTAAGCCGGAACCGCTGCGCTACTTTGGGTATGAAAAAGTATGCAGGAACTCAAGCTGGGCTGAAATACCAGTTGGCAAAGTTGTGCGCTATGGTACTGCAACAACGTATCCAGAAGGCCCGTACGGGATACACCCGTTTACAACTGAGATTATTAAACAGGGAACACTAGAAGCGCCTACTGGACCTGAGTACGACGGAAAGAAATACATCTTTACGGATCGCATGGATGTGACTGATTACATGTGGACAGCATGCTTGTCCGCAGCAGAAGTCTGGTACGCCCGACTCACAGGAAAAAACGTCGAAGGCGCTCTCACTATATACAGCAGAGACATGCGCTTAGCTATGGAGCAAGATGGACTAGCGCCATTCTCAGGACGTCGCACACATGTTCTACGTTATCCAGAGAACATGGAGATGCCATATGCTTCTACTGGAACTGCTCGTTCTTTGGGTTATTATTCGCCTGAGGCGCAAGACACAGGAACAAACATCAACCCAACAGCAGGAACACCAAACGACACGTACATGACATCGGATAAGCCTCATTCTATCGGTTACGCTGGTCCTCCAAAGGAAACTACATACAAGGTGGTAAATGGCGTCAAGTACAATCAAACAGCAGAAGTTGATGGTAAAACAGTTGGCGCAGACAAAGCGACGTTTGTTGATCCAACCGGCACGCCCGATCAGCTACGAAAACTTGCACCGGGATCATTCAAAATAGACAAGCGTGGCGACAAGTGGGTGCTACAGGATGGCGACCCGACCGATCCAAGTTCTTGGAAAAAGGAGTAGGTGGTGAGTGATGCAAAGAAACCAGCAATGGAAGGGTTTAGTCAGCAAAGCAAGTCCTTACCTCTTAGAAGCAGGCGCAACACAAGAGCAAGTAAACCTGCACAACAAAACACCCGGACAGCTGGAAGTTCGGGAGGGCATGTCTGCGGTGACTTTTACGCAGGAAATGACTCATTCAGTGCTGGATCTCGCCTCGTACCGGACGATCAATCAACATACCCTTCTTTTGCTGAATACATCTGGAGATTTGATTGCATCGACACAGCCACAGATCCAGCAATCAACCAAGATTGGTTACGAGCCGCCCTGCTCGACGTCGGATGGACAGACGACAACTAACTATCTTTGGCAGTATGCGTCAGATGGTGGTGTCACCAAAGACCTTATCTATATCTGGTATGGTGGGGTTCCTGTGCAAGATAGTTGGGAATACAAAGTTAGCGCTGGAGATGTGGATGGAACTGGAGCTATTGGTCCAAGCGCAGATGCTGGTGGCGCTACAATAACTGAACTTGAAGGCATTGATCCTGACTCAATGACACCGTACGAATGAGCACAATAGACACACGATTCTCTGTTACGCATCCCATCTGTGCTGCTGAAGGCAGGTACGGAGATGTATACATCACTCAAGGAGATGTTCGCCCTTCAAGATGGACAGGTGATCCAGAGAAGCCCTGCACTGATGCTGGAATTGATGCGCCTGAGAATGCGCCAGAGCTGACGTTGGACTCAGAGCCTGCATTCTATGTTGCTAGGACTGACGTTCAGAAGCCGGGAGCCGTGTACTACGCGCCTCCAGAGATCACGTACAGCTTTGAGAACAGGAAGATTGTTGCTGAAGACGGTACTGTTACAGAAGTACCTGTCAACGAAAACTTTCGTGAGGCTAAGGCTAAAGCATACCTTGAGCAAGCTGCACTAAATGAGGTCGAGCAAATTGAAGAAGGTAAGTACTATCCAACTCCTCCAACAATTTCTCTGTCGGAAACGCATGGCAAAGGCGCCGAGCTAGAAGCCATATTGGACTGCGAACCTAATTTTATTGAAGATGAAAACAATTCCTCAATAGACGGAATTACTTTTTACGCCTTGAAGGGGAATGGTCCTCCGTGGGAGGATGAGCAAGGCGTGGCGCTACCTAATGAGGCTGAACCTACTCAGTATCCTATTTTCCCATACGTTATTATTCCTGTTGAGCGAAATGGGTTCGGCACCTTCGATGCTCCATACAGAGAATTTAATCTTAATAACGGCGAAGGAGACAACTGCTGTCCTGATCGCTGGTTTTATAACATGTCCGGCACCTACGAAGTGCGAGGGCTGTCTGAAGATTCGCAAGGTACTGGCGCACAAGTGCAGGTAGTTGGCTCCGGGTTTAACGTTACGTGTAACAGTTATGGTGAAGGTCGGTTTGACTGTGAGGTTGTCGACCAAGCGCCCATTGGTGTGCAGAGCCTAACTCCATACACGTTTGGTTCGGGGTATAGCGAGGACGACAAACCATTTATACGAATCTTTCCGTTTAAGACGTATGACTTTGAATCAACCTCAATGATTAGCTGTCCGGGTGCGGCTGGAAGTTCACAAGAGGATCGATGCAATTTTAAGTCTATCGTGTTTCAAGGGTATGTCGGGAATCAGGCAGCTAATCCAAACGGCGTTGGCTGTGAATTAAAATCAATCAAAGTTGTTAATGGTGGCTCAGGATATCTAGTTGCTCCTGAGCTAAAAATAATTTCTGAAACAGGCTTTGGTGCATACGCTACATGCACAGTGAAAGACGGCAAGATTGACACGGTTACGATTGAGAACAAAGGCGGTGGTTACAAGTCTCCTCCAAGAATCGAAATTGTAGCTGGTGGTGCAGAAGCCTTTGGCGTTGCTCGTCCCCATCTTCGTGGCGAATATCAATGTTATTACAGGTATACAGATGACACGCCAGAAGATCGTGGCGGACCAGTACCCAGCAATCTGTCTCCTGTATTGGAGCTTGACGCTGGCGAGTACGCTACCAGCTGCACATGGAAGATCGAACCGTCTCTTCAGACAGATCGTGTAACTCATGTGGAGTTATGGCGCAGCACCAGCGGACAAGCAACCACTATGTACCGAGTGGCTCGCATACCCATAGATGAATTCCCAGAAGACGGATACCTAGACGATTTTACCGATGCAGAGCTGCGAGACCCAGATCGTCTGCAAGGTGATTACGAGATATACTCCGCGATGCCTATCCTCCTGCCAAACGGAGAGATTAACGCAATGCGTTTTGTACCACCTCCGGAGGACAAGAGAGCAGTCGTTAAATTCCAAGACCGAATGTGGTATGGGATTGGTGGAGAACTTGAAAATGCAATTTACTACTCAGAGACAGACGAACCTGAGTCAGTGCCAGAAGAGAATGAAGTTATTATTCAGCAGAACGACAGGGATGCAGACGCGCTGCATGCCATGATTCCGTTTGGTCCGACGCTATTCTTAGCGCAGGAACGGCACCTGTTTTCATTGAACTTCTCAAAGATACCACTCCTTGATGGACAGATTTCGCCCGTTGCGTTTAGGGGATGCATTAACCAACGGTGCTGGGTAATCCATGAAGGATATACCTATGTAGCAGATCACTACGGCATATATCGTCTTGGCATGAATGGCGCTGTTGAGCCCATATCGGATGCTGTATTTGATGAGTTTGAATTCAACATTGACTGGCGATACTCCAAGTGGAACTTTATGTCAGTTGATTTTGAATCTAAAACACTGAGGCTATTTGTTGTTCACAAAGAAGACCTTCAGCCTGATTATGACGTGCATTCAGATATTAACGGAGAGGTATATCCAACACGAGCCTTATGCTATGACATCTTTACAAAGAGCTTCTGGTGGGAAAAGTATCCAACGCCTATAGCCTCTGCGACACAGACAAACGTAGAAAACGAAGACTACAAGACTTTGTACGGAGGGGCTTCAGGCGTTTACGCAATAGACGAAGGCAATGTAGACATGGCTCGTGGCGCTATCATGACAGCCACAGTTACCAACAGAGGTTCAGGTTATGTTGTTCCTCCGAAAGTTCAAACATCTAGCGGGTTTGGCGGCAAGCTACAAGCGGTTATAGACGAAGAAGGAAAACTGAACTCTATTTGGATCTTGGATCCGGGATACGGTCATGCGCCGGGACCGTTGCTAGTTGAGCCTTCTCCGACTGGGGACAATGCAGAAGGAATAATAACTGCGTCTCCACTCGACGAAGATACAGCCATATGGCCGACTTTCCATTTCAAGACTGGTAATGTAGAGTTCCCGACAGATGAAACAGACTCAAAGTCTGGCGCTGAGCAACGCCGTGATATTAAGCTAAATTATCAACCAACTGAAGGAATCACAGTTGACGATCAGTGGCGTGGCAATGAGCTGTCTGTTCGATTTTACTACAATGATTCTGCATACCCAAGATACAACGTAAGCACTCGTGATCGCGGAATTGGTTTTGTAGACTCTACCGTAGACCCTGCTAGTCGTTTAGACATTGCTTACATGACTCATGAGTACGGCGCCGACAATGGAGTTGCTCGCGCCATACACACAGGCAAAACACTTGAAGACATACGGTCAAATGATCGACATGTCGCTGTTGAGATATGTGGCCCTCGACGCAATGGTGAACCCGTTGTGTTGTACACTCTTGATGTGTTCGGGGGAGGCTCATGAGTTTTCAGTTGCAGTTTGGTTCACTGGCTAAGGAACTACAGAAGGCTGGACTGCCGCAGGATGCCGCTGTGCGCATAGCGCGGATCTTAGGAAACTCTGGTGGGCCTATGCGTCGGGGGCCAGAAACAACAGATACTACTAATCCTGCTATGTCTCAGGTGTCTGCCGGTAACAGGAAGCACTGGCTTACAAACACAGACTTCAAGGAAGGAGATCTTGATTATCGTCCACAGAGAAAAAATCAATCTGAGAACAAGTCGCGTCCGACGCAGGCAAGCGCCGTCCAAAGCACCAAGACGCCACAGGCTACAGACAAACCCTTTGATGTCAGTGGAGGAAAATACACCAACACATCTGCTGAAGGAGACGGAACTTCAGTCGGACTTAACGTCAAGGGGACAGGACAGTTCATTACCCAAGACGGTGAAGCCAACGCACTTCTTGGAGTTAAAATCAGGGCTGATTGTGATCCCGGAGTCAATGGGCTTATCCGATTCTGGGAAGAACCTAGAGGCGAAGAGTTCCTCTTACGGTTCCAATTAGACGAAGACGTGCTAAACGATCTTATTGAGTCTAAAGTTAATGCTATACTTGCTGGTCGTCCTCCCGGAGGTGGCCCAAGTGTTCTTGATGCTATTGTTGGTGTGTCATTAACAGCGGAGTGCTTGTTGTTTACAAGGCTGCGCGGAGAACCAATTTGCATCCCACTTACGGCTTGCACCGGAGAAGGTGAAGAAGGCAATCCTAACTAGGTATTGAAATGTCCCTAAGCACACTAGCAGGAGGCCTGCTCACGGAAGCTGGTGCTCTTGTATTAAACTGCTGCTGTATTGTTTTAGACATTGTGTGCGACAGAAAGCCGTGTCTTCGTGACACAGATTGCAAGTACTTCCCTGATTGCATTTGTATTAACGGTCGATGTGAGGACGCCGTACGCGAGGAGTGTCCTCCGGGTTACACGGAGATTCCATTAGATGATGGCAGCGGATTGGTGCGATGTGTGCCAAACTGCACCGGAGACCCTTGCCAACAGACTGCGGATTGTGCTGAGGGTTGCGTTTGCGTTGATGGCAAATGCGTTCCATCTAGCGATGCGTTCTTTTGTGTTGATGGTGAGTGCCAGCGTGGTGGGGATTTAGTGTACGACCCTGCTGATCCTGATCGCCCGAAGGGTCCATATAACACATACAGTGCTTGTTGCATGTCCACAGACGAAGATGGCAATATGTGCGGATGTGGCTTTGCCTGTCTTGAGAGTTGCCAGTGCATTCCTTCTGAGGAGCAAGTGGATTACGAAAGCTATCAGGAGTGTCGTGCTCAGTGCTGTGATCCTGATGACGGTGGGCGTTGTTGTTACAACGAAGTGATTAAGAATGCTGCCGGTGATCTTCTGTCTGTTACATGGTATGACTGCGTAAACAGCCTGAACGAAGACTGCGAAGATGGTCCTATTGAACCTACAGCTGGAGGTGGAACTCGTCAGATTACTTCTAGGTTTACGAAAGGCGTTGATTGCGACGAAGGCGGCCCTCCTGACCCAAATCTCCCGTGGGGCGAAGGTTGTCCGATACCGGAATATGGTGCTTGCTGTATCTTGGATGGGAATGATGTAATTGAGTGCATAGAGGAAACAAAAGTTGTCTGCGACGACATGCCAAATCGTCCCGGAGATTTTCCTCAGTATCCTCCGGGATTTACTACAGATTCAAAATCATCCAGATGGTCAGATTGCACAACACACCGTGATTCAACCGTCCTTGAAGATTTTGCATGCGATGACTGTAATGGCAAGAAGGACTGTGCATGCGAATCAGACGAGCGATGCGACAACAATTTGAGTGGTTGCACGTCATGCTACGACAATGATCCTTCAAAGCGTTGGCGACAATGGTTCGTGCTCAGGCGGGAGTCGATAGGCAGATTGGTGACGTTTCTAAAGGTGAAACGGTTACATTTCTACATTCGTAATTGCACAACAGATGCAGCTGGCAATCAAGCTCCGGTTACTGACCGAAAGGCTAAAATTTTTATTACTGGCAGCTGTGGAGAAAGTCAACAGAAAGAGATTGAAGATCAAGGCCAGTTCCCTGTAGATTACAGCGGCACGTTGTACGTGACAGGAGTTCAGGGGATACCAGAAGTTCAAGTTTGCATTACTCTAGAACGAGATGTTTCTACCAATCAAGATTGTGACGCCTGTTTTCCTCCTGACGAGGACTTTTCCAGTGATAACAACGGTGAAGTCATATGGGAAAGCTCTGCTGTCCCAGTGATATATGTCCCTCAAGAATGGGAGTGGGAGGATGGTTATCCTCAGTGCTTTACTGGTGGAGTGACCGTGATACGTTTTGAGAGGCGATGGACGGACAATTTAAGAGGCCAGTTCACTCGTCAGTGGGACACTCATTTTTTTACGTGCGACAATGGTTCCATGACGGACGTCACCCAGTTTGTCATTCGTGGAGGGTCTATGACCTTTGCATTAAACTGTAATAATGGGGCTCAACAACTCCCGGTTGCCGTTGGTCTTACCAACCTAAAAGGCGAGTATAGTTGGGATGCACAGCTTTGCGTCACGGAGAATACGTGGGACGCCTACGGAATGCGTCCGGGCTTACAAGGTCCGCCACCAGAATACGATATTTGCGGTAGATTTCAGTGTCCAGAAACTGGATGCGAGCCGGATACGCGGAACAACCCACTTCCGTGATATACTGTCTGAACAGGAGGTATCCCCATGATAATGTGCGACAAAGTGTTCTTGGAAGAACGGTGCAAACAGCGTGGATATACGTTTGAGGAAGTGGAGCCTTGTATTGTAAAGCGTGAAGGAGACACGCTTTGGGTAGATGAGCACCACGAGAAGTATCCTCACGGCAAGTCCCCAGTAAAGACAAAGGCTAAAGGTGGTCCCGGCACAGAACTCCACAAGCTGCTCGGAAAACTCGGACTTTCGCCTGTAGAGGGCTGTAAATGCAAGGGACGCGCTCGAAAGATGGATGAATGGGGTCCGGACATCTGCGAAGACAGAATCAATGAAATAGTCGGCTGGATGGAAGAAGAAGCCAGAAAGCGAAAAAAGTGGTTTGTTCGCTGGCCTGCCAAGACTGTAGTGCTGTTAGCCATTAAGAAAGCCCGTAAAGCCCAAAAACTGGCCTAATCAGACATAAATCCCATGAGGTGCTTCTATGGCTAAAAAATCACAAAGCGGTCGTTCTGCGGTTATTCGAGAGCTTTTGGCTAATCAGGAGCCAACGGTATCTGAACCCACGCATACATCTAAGAAAACTGCACCTCATCCACATACACAAAAATACGAAGGACTTAAACCATGTCAGAACAAGCCGGCGTCGTAATTAAAAAAGGAGGCGGTGGTGGCGGAAGCGTCAGTAATAGCATTACTTATGACAACAGCGCCATACATGAGGCTCGTAAGTCAAAATCTGCTGCCAACCAAATGCAAGGCAAGGCTTGGAAGGCAGCCTACGACGGTGACATAAGCACATCTATGGACACTGCGCAGTCTATTCGCAGCCTTCAGCAGCAGGCAAAAGACGCACATAACACTGGCTCTCTTGTTGCGTCAAAACGAAGCAGCGCAACAGCGCCTACAAAAGGCACACAAACTTACAGTTATGACAATCGACCAACAAAGGAGAAATAATGTACGGGAATATCCTGTCACAAGAACAGCAACGCAAAAACTCTGCAACTTCAGCAGATAACGCAAACAAGGCAACAAAAACAAAAGGCTTGCTGGCGATGCTAGCTGGCGATAAAAAAGGCATGAAGGATTCATACAAATAATGAGTTACAACGCCGTTGGTTTTAATCCGGGTCGAAGTGTTCTTTCTGCTTTGCCGGCTGGCAGTCCTAGTCGCGGTAAGGCTCAAGGAGCTATGTCACAGCTTAAGCTTGAGTCTGCGAAAGCTAACCAGCAAGCTGCCGTGACGGACATGAAGAATGAAGCCGCGCAGCGTCAGGCTCATGCTGGCAATCGCGCTAAGCAGCAGCAGAACGCTGTACAGATCGAAGGCGCTAAAAACTCAAACGCTATAGCTGGTGAAAAAGGTCGCGCTGATCAAAAGAACTCATGGGCAGCGCACCATCAAGGAAAGAAAAATCAAAAAATGGGGCAAGTCCTAGACGGCTTGATTAAATCCTAATGGCACTCGGAATTGACAACAAACTAAAAAGCAGCATGACTCCTTCGCTGAGTCCGAAAGCGCCGTCGTATCCACAAATAGGCGATCGTACCGTTAGTAATGCAAACAACAACATTATGGCGGGTGCTGCTGGAAACAACCGCATGGCTCAGCAGGCTATGGCAGGACGTGGAATGTCGTCTGGTAAAGGCCAAGACTTTCGCGCTAATGTAGCGCAGGATGATGCCACGATAAAAGCAGCTGTTGGCGCAGCCAAGAACACGATGGATGTATCGTCTGCGAACAACGCAGCGCGTCAACAGTCTGAACAAATACGGAAGATGGAAGATATCAGTACTCAGGGAATCCTTAATGGTCTAGCTGGGTCTCAAGCAATGAACTCTCTCAACCGTCAAGGAGCAATGACTGCTTTGAATAATTCAAACAACATGGCGTTTGTTCAAAGGCAACAAAACAAGTTTGATGCACAACCACAGATTCTCCAATACCTATTGAGTTAACTATGAAAACTGAAAACGACATTGACAACATGGATGATGACGAACTGACACCAGCGCAGTTGCGTCGACGCATTAAAAAGCTTCGTCAGAAACTCTCTGATAAAACAGAAGATGAAAAAGACAAAGAAGCTGATTCCCAGAACAAGGACCGCGAAGAGCTAGCTGACCTTCATCACGAAGGCAAGCACAAGTCTGATAGCTACGAAGACGAAGAAGATGCTGTCACAAACTTTGACGAAGACAAGCAAGACAAAAAAGAAGACAAGTCTGACAAGAAGGAAGACTGATGGGATTTCGCGCTCGCAACAAAGCACAAGTGGCGATGTACAACCAGATCGCCAACGACATTCGTAGAATTACGGACGACACGGTGAAAGGTCCAAACTTTCATCCTGATCAGCTTCCTCAGCGTGATTTTAATATGTTGCTTGAAGCGACACTAGATGACCTGTCGCCAAATGCAAAAAAACAGTACTCTAAATTGCCTCCAGAAGAGCAAGAGAATCTAAAGGCTGATTTGTACAGGGAGGTTGTATTTGGCGAGAAACCTCAAATTGAGGGTGTTCCAAACGCGCCAGACCCAAACAGCAAAGCGGGCGTAACAGGAGATGTTCAGACGGACGAGCCTCCTGAGCCTCAGTTTGGTGCGCCTGCAACAAAGACAAATCAGGCTCCAGCACAAGTAGTTGGAGACACAACAGACGCAGACGGAGAAACTGTCAAGCAGATTGCTGATCTTCCAACAGATAAGCCCGGATCTGGTATTTCGTCTTCAGGTGTTTCTACTTTTCCACGTGACCAGAAAATTCTTGATAGCACTCAGGAACTGCTGGATGGTGGCGAGTCTTTACTAGACAGCATTGAGGAGGGAACTGCTGTTAATCCCAATCAAATCAGACGAGACTTATCAAACTTTGTGAGTCGTTTGAGTGATGCGCGTGAGGAACTTAAAAGCACTACGATGAGTGCCAGTTTTGAGGATGCTCCTAGATTGCAACGTGCCGCAGAGCTACGTAAACGCATTGATCAAATAGAAAAACGTATCAATGACGGAGCACAAGGAAGCGTTGATCTGAACGCCCCAGATGTCAGCACTAACATGGATGACGTTATTAACGTATGGGCTGATAAGGTTGGCGATAAGATTATTGAAGAGGATATGTCTCCCGGAGCACAGGGCTTGCAAGACTGGGCGGAAACAGAGTCCGATCTTGCGATGGGTGGTGGCGGCGACAAACCACCAAAGGAAAAATACAGGGTAGCTTCTGGTACGTCCGGCGATGCCACCAATGACAGCATTATAGCCGACTCTCGCATTGCGTCACCAGATGAAGCGATTGGTGAGAATGTTGAGTTACTTGGCTCACCTGTCTTGCTTGAAGATGGGTCTGGTCAAAGCAAGTCATTGTTCAGTTTTGTTCCAGCAGGCGATGACACTCGTTCGTTGATGCCAGAAGGCTACCAGCCAGCGCGTGTATTTGTTCTTGGAGATGTTGTTCCGCATGCAGTGGATCCTAGTAAGGCAATCATTAAGTTTGGAACAGACCACTACATGCCTGATGCGGGCGGATTCCGTAAGCTTGAACCGGGCGAATGGAATGATATCAGAGGTGAATATAAAAGAGAAATACTTGCGACAGATCGTGACGCCTCATACGCAGCAGCTTCAGAGGCTCAGGATCGGCTTGTAGAACAGAACACTAACAAAGGAATGCTTCCTAACCCTTTACAGGGTGAAAACAAAGCAATCAATGATAGGTGGAATCGTGAAGCAATTAGTGAGCGAGAAGTTAACCAACTAGGTGAGGTTACAGAAGCTGGCGATCCACAAGCAACGCTATTTGTTTACGATACGAATAGGGGTGGGTTTGTTAAGACTGACCCATCAGTTGCTGAAGCCGACAAAGTTCCTTTGCAGCAGCGCGTTTACGTACGTATTCGTCCACAAGACGCTACTGACGTGGTTGACCGAAGCGTAATCAAAGAGTCCTTAAAGACTTCTCTTGGCGTCCTTAGCGATATGCTTCTCACGGAAGTTAGAAAAAGGCATCCTGCACTGGACGCTTCGGGCCTATCGCCTATATCACGCAGCAGCAAACCCAACTCATTGGAAACGCATCGTGGGGCTTCTCTCGGTACAGCCGGAGCTAATTTGGATCAAGGTAGAGCAGCAGCTCAAGACTTGGCAAATATGCTACGCGCTGTTGGTACACCAGAGACTCGCCAGCTCTTAGAAGAGTCTAATGCTACAAACTTTCTGTCTGGCTTCAAGACTCGTCAGGATCGTGGGAAAGACATCCTGTCTCTTTTCACAGACAAAGACGGCACACGTTCTTATGCAACCGATGCACAAGGAAATGCCATAACTGATGAAAATGGATTGCCAATTACCATCAGCAGACAGCTTACAGGTGACGATCCTGCTGTTTCTGGCGTAAATCTCCCAGCAGGATATCTTGACACGCAACGTCCAAAAGATCTCGATCTTCAAGATCAAGAAGTAGTGATCCGCAAAGTGGGTGAATACCTTACTGTTGATGAGCAGATCAAGCAGTTAGAGGATCTCGGGCAAACAGACAATCAAGCGTACGCGGATTTAAAGTTACAAAAAAATACATTTGAATTAGAACTTGCTCAGCTAACAGACTCAAAGAGTCATCAAGATTTAATCGACAATATTTTAGACACGTTGCTATACAACAATCTAAAAGGTTCTGTTGATGGCACAACTAAAAAACGAGTTGATGGATCAGGTGCGCCTACAGCAAATAGCGGTTACACCGTAGAAGGCGTACCAACAGGACAGATTGGCCCAGATGGTAAGCCAATAATGACGACGCCAGCTCCGTCATCCGTTCCGGAGTCTATGCGTGGATTTCTTGTATCTGAACGTGAAGGCGGGGCTTCAACTGTAGGCGATGTATTTGAGTTACGACAACGACTTGAGAGAGCTGCTGACACAAGTAATAACACTGGCACTGGCGTTCGCATCAGCGATGAGGACGTCAAGTTCCTTGATGTTCCTAGTGCGCCTCAAGCAATCGCTGGTGCCATGAGAGACCGTTTTGACGCAGTGACATCAAAATCATTGCAGGGCTCTTTCTTTGATGAGTACAAGGGTTTAGTCAATGAAGGGATTCAGGACGTTGAAGCGCTAGGTCAAATTGGCAACACGCTAATGCGGAATGGCTTTGCTCCAACAGAAAACATCATACTTGCAGCAAAAGCCAAGCGAGATCGTCTAGCCAGAAGGCTTGAGGAAGCGCAACTAAAACTCAGGGATGACGAAGCAAAGAATGCAATTCAAGTAGTAGGTGATCTTCCAATATCGCCCGAAACACTTGACCAAGACAGAAGAAGCATCAAGGAGCTTACGGAAGCCTTCAACGAGTCTCGTCGTGTTCTTGGTGAAATGTTGGAAGCAAAGAAAGAATTCCCTCAGTTTTCTACGGCAGACATTAGTGAGATTGAGTGGCCCGAGAACGCTGCCTCTATCATTCGTGGGTTGAGCCCTGAAGACAAAGAAATCATTGGCGAAGAACTAGCGTCTATGTTTCGTCGTGGTGAAAGCGACACACTCGGCAATGCAGTCACAGTCCCAGAATCAGTTGAAGAACTTCTGGAACTGACAGATGAGATTGCGGACTACGATCCTAATCGCGTATTGCGAGACGCACTCGATGTTGCACGTCGAAACTACGCAGAAGCTAACAGAGGGTACGAAGGAGGCAAGAGTACGCAGATTGCTGAGGCGAGATCGCGTATCCAATTCATTCAAGACCAAATGAGAAAGCTCAAAAACGGTCAGGAGTTAGATCCAGAATTTCAGCAACGTATTATGCCGGGTGCGCGTAATAGCAGAACATATGATGATCCGCAGTTCCAAGCATCTACTCAAGACAGAAGTTCAAAGTTGTTGCGATTGTTTGGCGAAGCATTTCGTGAGCGTGGCGTTGAGATGCCAGCGTTTGCTGACACAAACATGGGGTCACGGCAGGGTCAGGTTAGCACTGGAATGCTAGAACGTTACCAAGAACTTCAAGACGATCTCGATCCAAAATACATTGAACAAACAAAATCTGTCATTGCTAGAGACGAAGGTCCGGATCGGGTCGAAGCTGTTATTCAGGCAAAACGAGAAGAGTTGGCCCAACTCGAAGGCAAGATGATGGAAGCTGCCGATGGCGCTGAAATCAGCAAGGGTGAGTTGATTACTCAGATAGAGCAGCAGGAAGATGAATTTGTATCGCAAAGCCTGACAACACTCTTTGCACGAGACGGCAAGATAACGCCTCAGGGTGAAGATGCATTGGCTATCTTATGGAATGCTGATCCGCAAAGGGAAAGTCTTCCTGACGTCGACCCATTGTCTGCAATGAATCGTATATTCCAGCACTTGAAGGATTGGGGTAACAACACAAATCCTTTGAAGCTAAGTAGGGCAGAGTATCAAGAGGGTATTGTTGACCTTCTGACATCTAGCTACATGAGGACTAATCTTGGTGCTGGTACGGGTGCTGCGGACGTTGCTACTACTTCTAATCCCGCCAACCGTTTTGACACAAACGCGGGAATGAAACAACGAAATCCCGGCGATCCAGAGGTTGGCGATACAACTGGCGGTCGTCTGCCAACAGATGGTGACAACACAGCACAGCAGCGTAGCGTTGACGAGCGCCGAACCGATTTCAATAGCGCTAACTTTGCAAACAAATACAGGCAGCTTGCAGCAAACAGGAGGCGATATCGAGAGCTACTCCGTGACTTGGAAGGCGCTGATACTCAGGACCGTCTACGGCTGGATTACAGTGGCAGCGCAATGATCAGGAAGGGGACTGAATATAATCGTGAATGGTTGCAAAACCGTATAGCTAATATTGATGCTGATCTCGAAGCCATGATGCAAGAGTTTGAGCAAGTCAGTGGAACTAATCCACGTGTTGCAATACAAACACAGCTAGAAGGCGCTGCTCGTCAGACGAACAATCCGGGATTAAGTAATCTTGATAACACACCGGGAGGTGGGCGGACATTTACTATGGACGCTTGGAAAGATCACCTTGATCGCGTACGTACCGCCGAGCCAGAAAACACGGAACGAGCAGCAGCGCTGCGCAACATGACTGCTATACTCGAAGGTCAACAGCGCGAGCAGAAAGCTATCCGAACTCCAGAGGAAACAGCTGGCATTGTCAATCGTGCTCGGAGAGAGTATGGCGCAGTACTGAACGAGGATGATTTCGGCAAGTTTGAAGGCATGCTAAATGATCTAGACGCTTTGTACGAGAACCCTCCTTCAACACCTCCTTACGAACCACGTGCCAAAGGAACTGACATAGGAGCCGAAGACGCTGAGCCAGAATACACACCAACGGCTCAGTACGCAGACATTTCAATATTGAGCTACGGCAACCTGCCTGAAGTACAGAAGCTACAAGACAAGCTGGATGCGATTGACGCTGAGCTAGAGACACTGCCTTCTACGGATATTGGCAAAAGAGACACGCTAGTCAACCAAAGAAATCGCTTGCAGAACGAAATTGCTGCATCTGTCAGACCGGCTGGTGGAAACGGCACAATCTACGTCAGCGACCCAAGTGCTCGCCGGATAATGTCAAATGTTATTGACGGGAACTTTGCTCCGGGACAGCTTGACGTTGGCTCGAGTAGCAATCAATTTATCAATGATTATGTCGGCTACAGTCCGGATCGTATTGTCGCAGAGCGCCAAAGAATCTTGGACGAACTCAAGAATCGTGATGTCATTGACGGAAAGACTTCGGCAGTAGACGAAGGAGACGTTCGTTCTAAAGATGATATCAACGAGCCAGATGCGCCAGAAGAAGTGGACACAAGTCTCGGCAGCACCGATGACGAAGCGCTAGATTCAGAACAAGGTGCTGCATACCTTGATAAAGTTTCAGCTTCTGGAGGAGGCACTGAAGGCACTCAGTTAGGGTCCACTGCTTTAGACGCAAAAATCACTGCAATTCGTAGGCAAATTACCGAACAAGGTGGAGACGATGCTGCAAAAGCAACGCTCGGAATGTACGAAGAGTTTCGTGGACGTCTTGAGGCTCTTGAAAAAGTTGAGAAGGGTGCGGTTGGTGCCGATAACGTTGTGACCCCAGAGTCAATAAATACTCAACTTGTGTTTGTCAAACGAGACGGAAAGGATGTTCCATTCCTTCGGGTTGAAGCAGCTGTTAATCTGGAGTCTGCTGACAACAATAAAGGGGTAGCTACAACTAAAACATTCTATCTCCCTGTAGAGACTGAGAGACCGACTAACCCTATTGTTGGCGGTCCACCAAGTGAAATCGGAGAGATTGAGCTGAAAGATGGTAAGGCCGAATGGTTCACACCTGTCACGGCTACAGAGACTGGGCCAACAGAGAAGATTGAGACCACTGGTGTTAAACTGCGTGAGTCCGTTATCACTGATGAAGACGATGCGTTAAGTAGTATAGAACAATCAATCAGAGAACTTGATCCAAGCGGAAAGTCTTCTAAAGGATCAAAACTATTAGGCCCAGACGGCACTCCGATTGTCCAGCAGGATCCAGCCGCAACGGGTAAGACTGCTGGCGAATTGGGCTCGGAAGAAGTTATCAGGCAGAACGTCACGCCAAAGCAGACAGAGCGCAACACTGTCACTAACGGCACCGACGCGGATCTTCCTGACCCAACTTCATCGTCGGAGAACACTCGACTCAACAGAGAGTGGATCGATTTCATGAAGACGCCCAGCGGATACGGTCCAGCTATCATTGTGGGTGGCGGTACTCTTGGAGCTGGCTTGTTTGCTGCGCATCAGTACGCCACACGGAAACAAGGGGAAGAGCAAACTCCTCTTAATGAAACAAAGACTGGTCCATTATACCCAGAAGACAGACAAGAACCTATTAGTCCACCACCTGCTCCTGAGCCCGTAAGCAACATCAGGACTATGGTAAAACCACCGGCACCTGAGCCTGTGCCAGAACCAGCACCGAGAGTAGAACCAGCGCCGGATCCAATGTTCGATGCATTTGGCCCAGAGATTCGACGGCCAAACAAGCCTGTTCAAACCAATGATGCCAACAGATTTAAGGATGTATTTTAATGCCTATCCAAACAGTAGAAACACCAGCTGAAGCAGAAGCCCGCATTCGTCAGTTGAAAGAAGAGCAAGCAGCAGAGAAAGCAGCCCAAGAAGCATCTGCTCCAGCGTTTCCAATTTCTCCTATTCCTGACCTGAGGGGTGATCCAACCGTTGGCAGGAATCGACCTCCTGCCAGTGCGATGAATTACCCTGCAACGCCACCAAATGTTATGGCGAAAGAAGCGTTGGACTTCGTTGAGCGCAGCCCTCTTGGAGTTGCAGCTGCTGAACGTCGAAAGGAAGACGAAAAACGCGCTAAAGAAAGTGAAGTTAATCTGTCTCCTGAATTTAGCGGCATGGATGCACAAGGCAAGAAGTCACTGCCAACTGCAGCGGATCGTATCCGTGAAATGAATATGCCAAGTGCTGCTGAGCAACCACAAGGTGGACTTCGATCCGATGGCATGGTGAATTTCAAAACGCCTAGTGGAACAAAGATGATTGGACAGCCCGGACCCATTACGTTTGCTAAGCCACCAGAAGGTGCGCCAACAGCTCAAGAGTCTGTACAGCAACAACTATCTGATATGACTCCAAGAGAACTGGAGTTTGCTAACGCGCAGAAGCAACCAGCGTTTGACGAAGACGGTGGACAGCTTCCTGCTTCGCAGTCAAAGGCTGACCCGAATGCACCTGAAGGAACTCCTTACGATCACCTCCAGAACTACAATAAACCAAAGACTGCTTCATGGCGTCATTACCTCAATGCGCTTGAGTCTGGTGTAGGGTCTACCTACGGTGGGGAAAAAGTTGTAGACGAAAACGGAAAGGTTCACTACACGCCAACTGAAGAGGGTTATCAAGAGTTTGTCAATGACATGACAGGCGGCGATGAGACCGGATTTGCTGAGGAGCAATTCATTCCGCAGACTTCTCGTGGCGCTGCTGACCCTAAGAACAGTGGACAAACTAAGTCTGGCGCTGTTCGTGGTGAGAAGGTCGACCGTGCGGATGAGATAGCTCAAAGGCGTGGCGCTAGATCCGATGACGTCACTGAGGGTCTGTCTGGATTTACCGGCGGTAAGGTTGAGTTTAATCCAAAATACCTTTTTGCTGAAGAACGAGGCATACCCATCGAAGATTCAAGCGAAGCGTGGGAAAAAGCAACACCTGCTGAAAAAGCGAAGTATAACGCTATGGCAGTTGCGTACAACGAAAACGCTGGCGAGCTACGTGATGAATCGTTTGCCTATCGTGCTCATCAGATGGGTAAGGACAATACCGATCAGTCGTCTGCGAACAAAGATGTTCGTAACATGGACAGGATGACTGCTAGAGGCGACGATGAACGTGCTGAAGCAGAGGCTCGCTTCGAGGGCAAGAGCGGCATAGATGCCGAGAACACTGCCAATGAGCGTGGCGACCATGTCATCGGCGGAATGGGTGGTGGTTATAAAAACCGCTTGAATCCCAATACTGGCGAATACGAAATGCAGAAGACAAATGCGAGAGAAGACCTTGATCATCAAAGAAGGCTTCGCACTATGCTCAGGACTGAGATGAACAATCATCCTACTCAGTTCCTTAATCGCGATGGTTCATTCAATGATGCAGCCGTTCAAGAATGGTGGGAAGCGCATGGCGGAACAGATAAGGTTCCGAGTGATTGGGTGAATGAAGGCCTGACAGATGACGAAGGCAATGAAATCAATACCGAAGGCCAGAACATTGCAGCAACTCCGTATGGCTCTCTCGGCATGGACACCAAGAGCAGGTTTGCTCATCGCATGAAAGACATGGCTCAGCGTAAGTCTCGCGTTCAAGACGTGGCGCTTGGTTACTCGCCAGCAGGTGCGAAGTACAACGCTGACATTCAAGACATGATCAACAATGGTGAGTGGGAACAGGCTGCTGCGCTTGCTGGTCGTGTTGGTGACGAGAAGACCTCTGAGTATTTACTACAGAAGAAGCTCTCTGAGAACAAGATTCTTGAGGCTGATGTTGCAAACAAACCAAAACCTGTCAATCCCGGAGACCTGCCGGACACACCCCAAGAGACTTCGTTCAAAGGAATGATTGACTATCTTGCTGGTGGTGGTATGGCTGGATCGCCTGAGTTCAATCAGATGGTCCAACAACATATTATGGCAGACATGGAGACGTTTGAGAACAGTATGTTGCAGAAGCAAATACCCACTTCATCTTCTGTTTATCAAGATGAGTTGGCTAACTTCCTGACAAAGGACGGATCGAAATTTAATCAGATGCTTAACACCATGTTTACGCAAGCTGATCCACAGCCTTATGAGCAGGGCTGGGTAGACAGAATTTCCAACTGGATTTCAGGGGGTCAGGGTCTTAGCCCAGATCAGCTAGATGAAAACAGACTTCCAATGAAAGAGTTTATTAACAATATACTTGGTAGCATTGGAATGAATGGTGCGGTTGAGAATCCAGCTCTTCGTCAGCATGTAGGCCGAATGTATTTGACTCGCATGGCTCATCGGTTCCCTGAGCTAATGAAGCTTAAGGAAGAGTATGAAGCAACTCATTCAGACAAATGGTCTGGTCAAGGTTTTATTATGGACGAGCAACCTTCAGGGCCAGCTGAGTCAGGTGAGCAGAAAGGTTCGGAAGCTTCTGCACCGCCTCCACCAGCTGCCGAACAAAAACCAGCTGCCGAACAAGAAGAGGCTCCACCTCAGCAAGAGGAAGGCATTCCTCCTTCGTCTGAGGGTGGCCCGAAAGTTGGCGAGAAAGGTCGGGATTGGCACAAACGTGAACCAAAAAAATCAGGAAGCGAGTCAGTTCAAGGTATACGCGATCGTATTAAAGAACGAAATGCAAGCAAGCCCGGATCACGACGTAGAAGCCAGAACAAACCAACAAAGGAAACGGTTCCGGCGAAACTAAAACCTGAATTACCTAATCCTTCTCTTTGGGAATAACTAATGGCTTCGCTACCTCAGTCGCCAGAAACTGTGTTGCAGAACATTGGGACAGGCACAGCTTCTGCGGCTGTTGGCCTGCTGAATGCTATCAACTATCCCCAGCAGATGATGTTCAAAAGCATGCTGGGTGCTACCAAGTACAATCGCTTGGTAGACGACAAAGGGTATGCAAACTTTCGTGATGTTCTGCGCGATCAAGGCGTCGTTGGCAGTAAGAACACATGGGGGAATGCTCTTGGGACTGCGCCTCTAGATTTCTTTATTGACCCTGTTAATGCTACTGGTATTGGTCTTCTCGGAAAAGGAGTTGGTGCGTTATCAAAAGCTGGTCGGGTAGCTTCAAAAGCTGGGCTGGCTGGTCACACGCTTGGTCGCACCCTGACTAAAGCGGCTCAGCTTGGCGCTGACATAAATCCAAAGCTAGTTGATCAGGCGTCTGAGGGTGCTGCTAAGATTGGCAAGACGTTGGATAATGTTGCTGATGCTGACATCTTTGGTCGTACGCCTCTGCGACCTAGACAGACAGCGCGTACAGCTACGCTTACTGACGTACTTAAAGCAGCAGATGCTGGTGTAGATGTCCGTAACGTTGACATGATACGAAAGGCAGTTGAAGACAACCCAAGACTTCTTAATCAAACACTGAACCGAGACTTGAGTTTTGGTACACCGAACTACAACTTTGGGTTTAATGTGCCGGGTGGTGAGACGTTAGCGCGTGGTGCTGACAGCCTGATCGAAAGCGCAAAGTTCAGCTATCCGGGACGTGCCGTTCAGTCTGTAATGAACAAGAACTTAGACAACGTTCCCACGACCAATGCTGAGACACAGCGTCTTGTGTCTGGTACACGCATGCTACAGGAGCAGGCTGGCGAGACAGCGGCGCAACGTGCAGGGCTCAAAGCTGCCAGCTTATACGGAGATGATGCAGCACAGCAGATTTTTTCTCCTACAGGAAATAGAGTACTGGCCGACGCAATAGAGAAGCCAGTTGCTCCGCTTGAGTCAGTAGCCACACCATTAACTGAAAACAAAGCTGTTCAGGACTACGCTGATTGGTGGTCCAAAGAAGCTTCTAACGAACTAACTGAATCCAAGAAGCTGGGCCTACAGGCAGAGACATTAGACGATCCAAATCTTGGTGGATACCTGCCACGTACCCTGAGTCCACTCATAGAAGAATACTCAAAGGCTGGGTCATCTGGAGGCAAGGCGCTAAGCACGATGACGGGCGACATGTTTGCACGTGCTGAAGCATTAAAGATGCCGGGTGGTCGTAACCGAATTACGTTTGACTTGGCATCTGATAACCGTCTTGTTGGACCCAAGCGTCTGCTTAAAAACGACGAAGAAGCAGCGGACCTAATTGGTGAGAAGGTATACGGTAACGCTAAGGCTCAGCGCAGGAAGACAAGAGAGTTGGCTTCACTGCTGCATCGACTGCCAGATGAATCACTTAGTCAACAGCCGCTGTTTGGTCAGCATCCAACTGAATCAATTACGAAGTATATGACCAACAGGGCGAAGGCAAGGGCTGGCGCTCAGTCACAGATTGACATACTGGGTACACGTGCTGCACAGGGTACTCAAGATGGCGCTCCAACAATCTCAGCATCTAGCGCACTGAAGACACTGGGCCTGCAAACTGAGCGTGGATACGGTGCTGGCGACATGTTGCGGAATGTAATAGCTAGACAGGCTGGCGCACGTGCAGATGACATCAGGCTTTCCGAATGGTTTGTACCTGAGAGCATTCTTGGTTCATTGACTACTGGCAAGGAAGTGAAGACTCAGGGAGAGTTGGGTCAGATTGCATCGTGGTGGCAGTCAACGTGGCGTAACGCAATTCTCAACTGGCCTAGTCGATATGTTCGTGATCTCATGGGCGGTATGTATTCCAATCACATGGAAGGCGCACTGACTATACGTGGTCTTGATCTTGCTACAAAGATCATGCGTGATGGTGCTCATGCTCATGGCACAGAGCTAGCGTCGATGCCATTCTACAAAGGAAAGAGTTCGCTAGAGGCTGCGTCATCGTTCTATGCTGATCTAATGTCAACAGACTTGATAAGTACAGGCTCAAGACTAGACAAAGGTCTTGCTGGTCAAGCTGTATCTGATTTGTTTCCCGGCTCAACTGCACCGGGTAGCGGACCTCTATCTCAAATGGCATCTGAATACGGAAAGTCTTTGAGTAACATATCTGGAATCTTTGACCCTAACTCACAGTTCGCTATATCTGGCGCAAAGGTTGGTGATATCAGTGACCAGTTCAATAGGCTGTCTGGTTACTCTGAGTTGATGTATCAGGGTTACGCTCCGCAGGAAGCGGCAGTCAGAATGAAACGAACGCACGTAGACTATTCAAGTCTTTCCGAGACTGAGCAGCGCATACGTTCTACGGCTGTACCATTTTATACATTTATGACGCGGATGCTTGGCGAGCAGGCTAGAAGGATCTTGGAAGAACCCGGCAAAATGAGCAGAACACTTAAAGCTGTGACGTATCCACAGCGTTCTGAAGAAGACAGAGCCATCATGCCGGATTACGTCAACGAAAAGTTTGGATTTAACATTGGCACCGATGACAAGACTGGCGCTAAGAGTTACTTGTACAACATTGACATGCCGGGACTAGAGCAGATTCCATTACTTACGGACTTGGCTCAAGGTAACGTAGGCGCCGTAACCGATCAGGCGGCTGGCATGCTTAATCCTGTCCTGAAGATGGGAGCAGAGAACCTTACTGGATCACAAGCCGGATTCATGAAGGGCCAGCCTCTAGAACAGCGGCGAGGAAATCTCTCACGCATACTCCAAGAGAAATATCCATCTCGTCCGGTGCAATATCTAGACAGAGCGCTAGAGATGTTGCCGGGTGCATCACGTGTGACCAACACAGCGGCCAAGTTAGTGCGTAACGCTGGCGAAGTACCGATAGGACAGAGACTCCTTGACGCTGCGGTCAGTGAAACCACAGGACTCAAGCGACAAACGTACACGATTGATGATCAGCTGTGGGCTGCACAGAATGCACAGCTAAACAGGGTTAAGAACTCTGGGGCTCCAATGACCAACTTCAATATCACTGCTGTTCCAAAGGCGATGGAGCCATATCTTACGCCACAGCAGGCACGTGAGAACGACAAGCTGAAAGACATTAAACGAACCATGACATTCCGGCGTAAACAGGAACGTCAGTCGATGAATCTTAACGAGCAATAATTTTTTTGCTTGACAAGACTTGAATGTGCAGTATACTGCCTCCCAACGGAAATGGAGGTCTGCATGTTTGACGTGTCACTATCAGAAGTGCGTTTTGGTTTAGACATAGAAACGTATCACTCTTTGAAGTCTGTCAGTTCATCGAGAGAACGGGACTATCACCGCAGCAAAGAGCTGTATTACGGGCGTTATATCTCTGGTTCAATACCGCCCTTCAGTTCTGCAAATACAGGCGTTGGTGATGACTCTCACACCTGTCTTGAAACGCGCAGCATGAATCACTTGGTGCGTGCTCCGAAGGATAAGCTTACTAAGACTGGACGCATTGGCAATGAGGCTAAAGCGTGGGCCGAAGAGCAGAAGCTAGAAGGTAAGCTGGTTAGCGATACGTACTACGAGCAGATCAACTCTATCTGGTCTGCGGTACAGCAATGCTCGGAGGCTATGGAGTACGTTAATGGCGCATTATACAACGAGATCAGTTACTTCTTCAAGGTAGGCGAGTTGGAGTGTAGGGCTCGGGCTGACATTGAGGACGAGTCTGGTTTGTTTGTTGATCTGAAGACTACTAGCTGCACCAATATTGATCGGGACTTTGCAAAGTCTGTGCATGAATTTGGATATGGTAGGCAGCAGGCTTTCTATGAGTTAGCACAAGATGCAAGGGGGGATGGGCGTGAGGTTGGCATGGTGTTCATTGTTGTTCAGACAGTGATACCGTACCAATGTCGCGTCCTTACTTTGCCACGAGAATATGTGGATCTCTGCAAGGAGTCAGTCTTAAAGAATCTAATTGAGATTGAAATGTACAACACAATCGGATGGAACCTGAAACCGGCACAGGTCCAGCGAGAACTTTCGTTGCCGGAATGGATGTATGGAGCATTGAAAAATGACTAATTGTAATGACAGGAGTGCAAGTACCCAGAACCTTGAAGCAGCTATGCTGAAGATTCAGGGGGATGTTGTAGACCCAGCGCCCAACAGGAAGTCGCATTTCGCCCGTAAGGGGGAGAATGACTACGCTGACCTGCAGGCCATCTTGAAGCTGTTACGGCCCTTATGCGCCAAATATGGGATCAAGCACGGCATTAAGACAGGCAGCAGGGGTGAGGACTGGGTAATCTACCTAGCCCTGAGCCACCCAGAATCAGGCGAATGGGACAACACAAACACGTTGCCGTATAACCCACGCCTGAAACCAATGGAAAGAATGTCTGAGAAGACGTACGCCTCACGGCAGTTGTACTCTCAAGAATTTGGGATTTGTGTTGACCGTGATGACGATGGTCACATGGCACAGCAGGGTACAATAGCTGACGCTGGGGTGCGGCAAGCAAAGGCCAAAGAGTTTCTGAAGTCTGAGTGGTTAAACTGCAAGACAGAAGAGCAACGTGCCAAGTTTGCAATCGGTGCCAGTAAAACAGTCAAGTCCGGACTCGTGACACAGGAGTTTGTCACTGAGCTGATGGAAGCTAACGTCTCCGCTTGAGTGTGATCAGGCATCCGTGCGGCGCTGGGCTCGTCGTTATTCACACATAGCCCATTTTTTTCTTTTCAAGGACATAAGTAACTGCCATGCAAGATAACAAACTAATTGAGGATGCTCGCTCGCTGACAACTGTCATAGCATCCGGGACAGTCGACCTGTCTTACGAGCAGATTAGAGGTTCATTTCTCAAGGTGGTGCCAGCACTCATAGCTGAAGTTGAAATACTAAATGCTATGAAGGAACTGAAGCTGGAACTGAAGAAGCCACGAAAGCCACGCCGCAAGAAGGCGGTGAAGAAGAAATGAAACTAACGGATATTGCCTCTTCAGCACGTGACTATCAGCGTGAGCAGATAGCCGCTGCAGTGCTGTCTCGTCGGAACGGATCAAACATTGATATCATTGGCTCTCCTGTTGGAAGCGGTAAAGGCTTTACGATTGGTGAACTCATGAGGCTTGGCACTCGGCCACTGGCTGTGTTGCCTAACTTGAATCTGTTGAATCAAATGCATCAACGTGTGGCTGCTCATCTTGAGGAAGACATTGACGTAGAGCAAGCAGAGCGCCGAGTCAGCAACTCTTCCATGCACAGGACCAGAGCAATCGTGGCGTCGGCCATGTCCATTTGGAAGGACGATCGATGGAAGAAATTCCTTGACCGTTCTATCTGGTTGATTGACGAGTTCCATCTAGGAAACACAGACAGGCGACAGAAGATACTGAAGGTCGCAGCGGAACACGGGGTCTATGTGGTTGGTCTCACAGCAACACCCTTCACTGCCAAAGGACTGCCGCTTGATAACTGTCCGACACCCTGCTACTGGAAAACATACAAAGACTTTATTGATGACCGATGGTTAGTGCCACCGAAGATCACGTTGCTGGAACCAAAGTCATACGACTACACCATCTTTGACGAGATCACATTCAATGAATACAACTGTGACGAACTGCTGAGTGAAGAGGGTACTGTTCATGAGTTTGCGAACGCTGTCATGCAGTACTACAACCAAGAGCCTAGCGCCGTGTACGTGTCAGGCGTCAAGGTATTAAAGAGATTGGTTGAGGTATTCAAGCGGTACGGAGTGCAGGTCTCTGCAGTTTGGGGGAACCAGCCACCTGAGGATAGGCAGGTAAACATGCAGGCCTTCCTGAATGGTGATACAAAAATCATTGTAAACGTTGGCGTCCTGTCGTACGGATGGGACTTCCCTGAACTACGCAATGTGTTTGGTTGTGCTCCGACACGTAGCTTGTCAAACATGGAGCAACGATTGGGTAGGCTATCGCGTCCGCTTAGTGGTGTTCTCAATAACGACATGACTCAAGACCAGCGACGTGAAGCTATCAACAACAGCAGCAAGCCACACGGTAAGTATTACGACTTGACGCACAGCACAAGCGGCATCAAGTTATGCACTCCCATTGATGTATTTGATAATGCCTCTAGGCAAGACAGTGACAGACGTGAGAAGATGGTAGCAGCAGCAACTGGAGAAGATGTTGATGTACTTGAAGTCATTGAAGAAACTGCTGACGAAATACGGAAGCAAGAAATCAAAGAAGCTGAGCGTCAGAAGGCACAGCTCGGAGTTAACTTTGAGAAAAGTGATGGAGACGTGTTCGGTGAGACACGTGAAAGCAAGCGAGGATGGCGCATGTATTGGGGTCCATTCAGGGGACAGCTTATGAGGAAGGTGCCAACAGGAGTACTGAAGTCGCACCTTCGTAAATCAAAACCACACACGGATTACAGGAAGGCTTTGTTTCGAGAGCTGGCAGCTCGAGAGTCTGCCGCATAACTCTGAGGACTCAAGGATGAGTCAACGAGATATAAACAAATTAAGGGATGTTGGTAAGTATGGAGAACGTTTAGCTGAGCTGCATTTAATGGAACATGGTTTCAATGTAGCTTGGCCCATAGTGCCGGACGGCACCGACTTGATTGCTTACGACAAAGGTAAGACGTGGCAAATACAAGTCAAGTGCTTAACTGGTGAACATCAACGAATCGATACAAGAGGGAGGTTTGCAAAACAAAAAGTCTCTAGCAAGGAAGACTACAAATACATTGATATCTTTATGGCGATTAACTTAGTGAATGAAAAAATTCATGTGCTTCCTACATGGATCCAATTACCTGAGCAATTCTCTGTAAAGTTTTTACTTGAAACATCGGCAGACCTCATACGTTTGCCACAGCTTCCTTGTCTCTTAGGCGCGCACTCCTGTGATAAGACCTGCAACAAATGCCGTCCCCATCTTCAAGCGATGTCTGCTACCGACCGGGAAGGGCTGCTTGCTCTCATATCGCGGAGCCATAGGGCTACCAAGCGTAGCAAACAGAAAGGGCGTCGTGGACAATGAGGCTTGATATAAAGACCCCGAAGGGTCAGCGCACACTTGCTCGTGAACAGGAGTGCATGCGCATAATAACTGAGCAGTATCCCAATTTAATATACACGCAGACGCCAAAGGATGAAGCTGCGCTATACGACGGGATGCTTGTTGATCGTCGTGATCATGAAATAAAATTTATTGTTGAACAAAAAACTAGACAGATAGCAGAAGAGCAATGGCAATACTATGGTCAGATCTGGCTCATCACAGCACAGAAACTCAAGGATCTTCAAAAGGTTTGTGCGTGGTCACGCATACCGTTGATGGGTGTTCTTTATATGCCACCGCAGGGACTGATCCTTTGCGCCAAGTTGATAGACGAAAGCGGCGAGATGTGCGTGGACTACAGAGACGAGGAAACATTGACTCAAGAAAATTGCAACAGCAAACACAAGCCCAAAGTATTGAGACTCAATAGATATGTCAATATGAAGAATGCAAAAAAAATAACTTGCAAAAAAATTCCATATCAGGAATAATGCCGACCGTGTTAATTGGTGTCTGTTCAGCCTTATAGTCCTGCGGGATAAACGAACAGCCTTGCTCAGGCGAGCTATGGTAAGATGCTGGGGAGCGATACACTGACCCGCCCCAGAAGGAAGATTCACTTACTCGGAGTGACAGGGATAGCGATAGTAACTCCGAAATCAAACTCATCTATCAAGTGCAATGTACCGAAGAAGCGGTGAAACTGTACTACTTCCTGCTTTACCGCAGGGAGTGGTATACCTCGAAACAGTGAAATTAAGTGGCATGGAGGCGCAACTATGAATGATGAAGACGTAAGGTTACTAACAATCACTAGCATTAGTGGTGGCACGTATGTGAACTGTACGTTCCCTGCTCCTATAGAGATAATACATTCCGTGTTCCCCGAGTCTGCTGGAATAGATGAGACATTTCGGTGGAGTGATGCGGCTGGGCTACTACCAGCGCCAAGCATTCTCATGGATTGTGATACGATAGTTCAGATAGCTACGTCTGATGAGGCGTATGCAATAGCTGAGTACTTCCAGAAGTGTGGCGCTTGGTTGGAGCAGATTGAATACGAACAGGAGATCGAAGGAGATCTTGATGACGACTGAGAACAAGGAGGTTCTTGATGAATTTGCTAAAACGTTTCCGTTCTGCTTCGTCTGCTGGAGCAGACAAGACTTGCAGATCCACCATATGGCACAGGGTGCCGGACGAAAGCACGTCAGATGCAATCTCGTACGACTCTGTGCCAGTTGCCACGAGAGACTTCATTTCGTGGCCGGTGAAAAGGGTCTCACAAAAGGACAAGTGCTGCTGTCAAAACTCCTCCACGACGAAGGAAGTTATGATCCGTCATGCGTGGCTGCTCTATCTCATAAGGTGGGTTTGCGATACGGCCTTGAGCCTTTACCTGCTTGGGCGCTGGTGCGTCGTAGCCGTAGTGAATACCCTCAGGAGAAAAAAGTAATGGCTTGTAATGCTAGAAGAAAAGGTAAGACCGGCGAGCTTGAGGCAGCGCATGAGATAAATATATTGCTGCCTAACGCTCAGGCTCGTAGAGCGCAACAGTTCTCAGCGACCGAGAGTACCGCTGACCTGCTTGCGCCCGGTCTTCCAAACTTATTTCTCGAAGTCAAACGCCGGCAGTCTATTAACCTCCATAAGGTAATGGACGAATGCGAAGAAAGTTGTGGCGGGCTAAGTCCCGTAGTGCTTCACCGCAAGGATAATACTGACTGGCTGATAACCTTCCGGCTGCAAGATATAAGGGAGATTGTCACTGCACTACAGAGGGCTATGTGATGAAGAAGAAGCGACCTCCTCTGTTCATACGTACGCGCAACTGGCTCAGAAAGAACTACCCGCTACCAATGCAGGTCAGCGTTCATCGGCACGAAGCGCACAAGATGCCAAAGCTTTTAGGCTACGTAGAGGTAGACAAGAAGCACATGAAGATCGTGATCACAAAGAACACGAACCAGCGCGAAGCATCAGAGACCCTCATAGAAGAATGGTCTCATGCATTACGGGAAACTCTGGCAGTACCAGTAGACTACGAAAGCGAAGCTGGAATGCACGATGAGTTCTTTTGGTTAATCTACGGCAAGCTAATTAACGAGTGGCGAGAATTAAAATAATTGCTATTGGCATATCTCATTGACCTCTGTAGACTGTCCCCATCATGACAAAAATAAACTATACAAATGGTGCTACTCGCAATCATATTGACACACGCATGTCTCTTCTACCAATGTCGGCGCTCATGGAATTGGGTCGCGTAATGGCTAAGGGTGCAGAAGATCATGGCGAAGACAACTGGCGTGGCGGAATCCCAGAGAGGGTGATCCTTGACCATGCGTTACGACACATCGCACTTCATTGTGAAGGCGATACAACTGAGCCGCATTTAGCACATGCTGCTTGTAATTTGTTAATGGCTATCCACTTTAAACTGGAAGCCGAAAGGAGTTCCTAATGGCTGCTGATCTTAATCAATCCAGTTTCACTGGTAATCTTGTATCGGACCCACGCATCCGTCATGTCAAGGAGACAGACGTTGCATCATTTACTATTGCAGTTAACGGCTTAAAGGAAGGCGCTACTATTTTCGTTCAGTGTGATTGGTGGCGTTGTAACAAGGCCATTGAGTACATGGCAAAGGGTAAGAAGATTGCTGTCACTGGTCCCGTCAAGTTGAGTACGTGGAACAGCAAGACCGGAGAGATGAAGTCTGCTATTGGCTTGGAAGTCAAGCAGTTAGTTCTTCTCGGCGGCGCTGACACCAAGCGTACTCCAGTAGAGGAAGAAGATCCGTTTACCTCATTTGCTAGCTAGGAAAAAATGCACACGCCTACGATCAAGGATGATCAGGAGCTTTGGGGATTGTTAGACATGACATCCCCAGAGTTCCGGCGCGGCTGGCGCAGATTCACAGCCAACACTATCAAGGAAGCCCTGTCTACTGCTAACTTTGTAGGCAAATTCGCCCTGAAAAATAAGAACTCAGCCCGTATTTCAGTCAAGCCTCGCGTTGCAGAACACATCACTAATGGCTGTGCGGCATGGCTCTGGATCGACGGAATAGGCAATCCAGACTTCTCATTTGACGAATGCTGCGAGATTGTAGGGCTAGATCCCGATGCAGTTCGTGAGGCTTTTCATGCACTTTTTGACACTGATGACGACATAAAGGAGATAGACTGGTGGGTACGCAGACGCTGCGATCTGACTGGCTGTCTCTGGGCAGGAGAGAACATACATGAGGATTGAATTCCTCTCAGGCCCGCAAGAGTCACAGGCTGTCAAAGCACGAGGCGAACAACACGGTCGTTCCAAGTTAAAGGAATGGCAAGTCAACTTAATGCTGGACATGTTCGAGTGGGGTTACGAGCCCAAGTACCTCTCGGTCGTGTTCAGCGTTGCGTTGTCTTCGGTTTACGCAATACTCAATGGCGAAAGATGGAAGCACGTGCATCATGGGCGTACTCAAAGGGCTAGCGAAAGGCGGTCTCACCAAGAAGGAGCGCGAGAAGATGAACCGGAAGACCGGCTCAAATCTCAAGGCGCCACAACCTGAAGGTGGATCTCGCAAGAAAAGTTATTGTGCTCGATCGGCTGGCATTAAGAAGTGCAAGAACCCTGACCGCAATGGCGACTGTCCCAATGATGTAGCTAGAAGAAAGTGGAAGTGTTAATGAAACGTTTACTTAGGGGTGCAGGAGTTGACCAAGCACTAGGCATGGATCATGTTGCTGAAACTGTTGGTCATGCAGCTGATGCAGCAAAAGAGTTCACTCATGCAGGGGGCGGACTTCGTGGTGGAGCAGCTGCGTATGGCGGTCACGTTGTAGCAGATGCTGCGCTGCATGCAGGCAAACGATTAGCCGGTACGTATACAAACAAAGACATTGAAAAAGCGAACACGAAGCAAACTCATCAAGGATATGGAACGAATGTACTTCAGAACTTAGCTGGTCCCGGCAAAGCAATAGATCAACTGCAACAGGGTTGGCGTGGCATGGCAAGAGATGTGCAGGGTGCATACGACTCGGCACAGAAAACAAAACAAATGGAAACCAAACGCAATATGAGTCGCCCCATGTCAGAAAAATACAAGTCAAACGTTAATCAACTACAAGGACTATTAGGGAGATAGTAATGCCAGACATATCAGATTTTGATGAGCGCATGAGGGACGGTCACTTCGAAGCAAAGTGGACTGGGCGACCGCAGGTCATTTACCCAGAGGCTGAAGCACCACCACCTCCACCTCCACCGCCAGATCCAGATACAACGATTGGTACTGTAACTATCAGTGGTGAAACAAGTGTTAACACTGGAGACTCTAAGGTTTACACGGCATCTATTGACGGTGATGCTACGGGCCTGACCTATCAGTGGCAGAACACTGGAGGTAACGAAGTCAGTTCTTCAGGCTCCAGCTATGGAGTTGAGTGGGACACAGAGACTACTGGCTACGTGATGTGCAAAGTCACTTCTTCAGATGAGAACTGCATTGACAGTCCATCCGATGCAGTGCCTTTAGAGGTATCCGTAGTGACTGTGTTCTCCACTGAGGGTGGCGACAAACTAACCGATGAAGATGGCAACCCCATAGCACCGGAGTAATAGCATGCCGATTAAGATTAGCGAGCTGCCTGAGATTGATTACCAAGAAGGTAATCCAGCTTGGGCTGTAGTTACACATGAGGGTCAGAGCCAGAAGGGTGATCTCACAAAGCTTGCCACTGATGAGAGCGTTGATGAGAAGATAGCAGCGGTACGCGCTGATATACCAGAGGCTCCAGATCTCGATGGTCTGACAGGTCTAGAGTATGTCGACGGTCAGGACGCCGCTATGCTTGAGGCTGCCAACAACTATACTGATGGCGCAGTTGGTGGGATTGTATTCCCAGATCCTCCTAGTCTAGAGACCTACGCTACTATGCAGTGGGTAGAGGACAAGGCTTACGCCACTCAGTCATGGGTGACAACGCAAGACTATGCGAATAACACTGAGGTAGCAGAAGGCATAGCAGCGCAGGCTCGAATCCAAGTAACTACCGATGGTCTTCAAGATACTGAGATAGACACCTTGAAGAATAAGGTCTCTGCACTGGAAGGCACTGTTGTTGAGGCTGTGTATAAAGCCGACGCACGAGATGAACCTCAGGTTGGTTCTTTTGTTTTGAAGAACGTGCTTAACGAGAAGGTGCTATTATTTTCGCAAGCTTCTTATATCGTGCTGTCAAATACTGACTTTAACAACAAGGTCGTAGATATATCTAAGATTTTAGTTGGTGACATAATTCGTCTGGCTACCAGTTATGAGTCGTACGCAAACTATAAAGTTCTCGCTATAGGAGAACGTTCTGAAGGCAAGTTTGCTCTTGAGGTTGAGCTTAACAGTGCGCCTCAGAACGCTATTGTCTTCGACGGTTATCCGTATGACTTCTTGCATGCTACGCCATTTGATGCAGCTAACATGGCGTCAATCACGTATGTCGATGATCAAGACTCTCTCAACCTAGAAGCGGCCAAGTCGTACACGGACGATGAGATTAAAAAGATTGAGTTGCCTGAAGTAGCAGCTGAAGGCTTGATGGTTACGACTGGTGAGAACGTTGTAGAAACTGGCTGGAAGGTTCGTGCTCCGGGTAAAGACGGGCTGTACACGTACATGTCTCTTGCCACTGCTGGTGAAATTGCATTGAACCATGTTCGTAACCCAACTGAGTCGCACCATGCTGCTAATAAAGGATGGGTTACTAGCCAGCACTACGTGTCAACTGATGAAGACAATCCGCTGATAGAGAAAACAATCACGTGGAATCAGAACAGTTACAGCGACACGCCAAAGATAAATTTCTCTAATGAAAACGAGTATGCTCCGCAGAATCACGAGAGGCGCTGCTTGTATGGGTCGTACAAAAGTAACGGTGGATCTAAGAGTCACTGGTCTTTTGGTTTTAACGAAGACATGGCGTATTGGAACTACGACTGGCGAATGGGTAGCAATCTCAAGATGCGCTGGCTCATGGGCGATCAGAACGCAAATGTAATGTCCGTATCTAAGACAGGCGTTGACATGACGTCTGCATACATCGTTGAAGAGGTTGACTACAGCGCAGTACCAGAAGACAAGCACGAAGAGCTGACTGCTTCTGCGCGCAAGATCGACATTGGTCATAGGTTGACTGAGCTGAAGAGAATACTAGTGGATCTCAAGTCATCCCTTATGGTTCGTGATTCCGACGTGCGTGAATCTGTACTCAATGCGCTTGCAGGTGTAGAGGATATCTGATGGCAGAGGATAAGGTGAAGTCAATGATGGGGCCACTGAACACATTCAATAAGCTGAAAGAGCTGAAGGATGCCGTGAAGTATTTGCCTGTTGTAAAAGCAGCAGACAAACTGCAGGCCGGGATGCCTATCGAGGACTACCTCAAAGCAGCCATTGAACTGGTGCATGAAGTCGCAAAGGTACAAGGAATCTCCTACAAGGACATGAAGTTAGGGCAGGGCTTGGATCTGTTCTATGATCTGGTGGTTACAGATACACGGGTTAGGAAACATGCGGTGGAACTGTTGAAGCCGCTAGTAAAATAGGCAAGCAACTGGCGACGGCTGATTGCAAGCCTGTGGTATACTGTACATAGGTACAGCACGTTTGAAACAGGTGAGAGTGAGGTGATCATGAGACGGCTGAGGTTAGTGATAGCTGGGTTCCTAATTGCAGGGATCGTGACAGCAAGTGCGGACGCATTTATCTTTAGGAGGATGCGGGCTCGGAGATCTTCTGGTCGTGGTGCATTCTCTTCCTCGCGGCAGTCGCGTGGCATGGGCATGTTGTTCCGACGACGATCATCCTCTAGTTCCTCTAAGTCTGCATCCAGTGGACGCAGCTCACAGTGGAACGTGGAAGGCCAGTGGAACTACAGCACTGCATTCCTTGCTGAGCATTTACAGCAGGTGCATGGCATTGATACTACTGGCATGAGCCGAAGTCAGATGCAGCAAGCGCATGACAACGCACACAATGGAGTAAAGATCACCGCAGGTCTTGGTCCTATCAGTGCTGGTGGTCCATGCGATGGCTGTCCTTTGCAGGGTTGCTGTCCTAGTTGCGTACAGCCACAGAACGAAGAAGTTGTAGAGGCAATCGTAGAGCCAGCAGAAACAATCACAATTATTGAGCAGCCTGCTGCATCATCAAGCAGCTCGTGTCCTAGTGGAACCTGTCCCACCTCACGAGGCTCATCATCTACCCGTAGACGAGGGCTATTCCGACGATGGTAATTGCAGCATTAAACTTTGACTTACAGACTATCCTCGTAATCATTGGGGCTTTAGTCTTAGTGTTCTTCCCGCAGATCAAGAAGGCTGTTGAGTCATTAAAGAATCAGACTCCTGTTGTTCCTGACGAAGTGTCAGACGAAAGGTCTAAGGCTGAGTGGATTGTGCTGTTGTCAGAGCTGCAGAAGCAGACTCATGCAGCAGGGTACATCAAGGCAGAGCAGCTGACATGTGAGCTGACCACTGAGTTGGTGTGCAACTGCAATCCTCCTCCAGTACAAGAGACCGTAGTCACAGTAACAAAGGCAATGATATGAATGGCAACGCCAGCTTCTTTATAAGGGTAGCCCTTGCGCTGGGGCTAGCTGCATATGCTCTTGGACTTACCGATGGTGGTGGGGGTGGTGGAAAGCCTGCACCGTCAGAACCATACACTGGTTCAATGACCGCTGTGCATTCTGCTGCCGAATCAATGAAGCCTGAAGACAGGGCTGTCATGAGTGAGGCGTTTAGCACAGGTGGTGACATGCTGTCAGCTGACAAAAGAAACCTAGTTGATACGACTGAGGTAGCACAGGATTTTGTATTTGGCATCCTGTCCTTTTCGTACAACGGTGTAGGTCAGCCAGTAGAGAAGTACCCAGCAGTAGCTGATGCCATAGAGGCAGAGCTTCGCAAGGTATATGGAGATGAGATCACGAGCCTATCCCCATCGCAGAAGGACGAGGTAGTACGGACACTCAAAGAGATAGGTAAGGCGGTGAGGTAATGAACCTTATGCCAGTAAGTGAGTTCTTGATACTAGCGTTAGCCGGAGCAATCGCTGCCGGTTTTATTGTTTGGTTATGTGGAGACATAGACAGATGGCGAGACTGAAAACATACCGAGAGCGATTCAAGAACAACGAACTACCTGACCCGCAGGACTTCAAGAATGTGGAGGAGCTGGTCAACGCCTATGACAATGGGTTTGAGGGGGCAATCTTCGATCCCGATGGGGCTGAAGAAATAGAGATGGGTCGGTACGGTAGCATGTCAGCTACGGCTGAAGAGTTTGGCTTTGCAGATCAAGGCAAGGGCAAGCTAACGCTTTTGTATCCAGAGGTTTGGAAGGCAGCTGGGCGCTCTGACTTTTTTCACGGCGAGCCAAATCAGGCATGCGGTGATTGCGTCTCACACTCATGCAAGCACACACTCATCACCTCGATGGCAGTCAGTGCTAACAACGGTCAGGGTTCTTGGCCACAGATACCAGACGCAGGCTACAAATACGGCGCATTTCATCCAAGCCCTACCTACTGGTTGAGAGGGAAAAATTCTGATGGTTGGTCGTGCAGTACGGCAATCAAACGTGCGACCGATGGTATTGGGATGGTGATTTGTCAGGACTATCCGGCACCGCTTGGAATGAATCTCGCAGCATACAGCAAGAGCATCGCACACAAGTGGGGTAGTCAGTCGCCACCATCAGAAGTAAAAGAACAGCTTGGTGGTCACAAGGTCAAGTCATCCTCTCGATGCAAGAGCTGGGAAACTGTACGTGATGCGATCAGTGCAGGCTATGCGCTGTGTACCTGCGGGGGCGAAGGCTTCAGCAAGAGTCGTGATAGTAATGGCGTAAGTAAACGCAGTGGATCATGGAGTCATGCGCTCACCTACGTGGCTTGCGACGATACAGAGTGGGCGCACAAGAACTACGGTGGTCCATTGGTATTGATCTTGAACTCATGGGGACCGAGCTGGAACAACGATAACGGCCCGTACCCACAGGGCAACACGAGCCTACCAAAGATACCTCGTGGTAGCTTCTGGGCTAAATGGAGTGACATCAAGAACCGTGACTGCTATGCGGTCTCAGATCTCAACGGATTTCCAAATAGAAAACTCAAGGACTGGAGTCTTCGGGATTTAATCTAATGCCTTACAAGACAAAAGAAGAAAAGAAAGAGTACGACAGACAGAGATACCTTGCCAAGAAGGAAGAGGTCAAGGCTCGTGTCAAGAAGTACCGAGAGGATAACCCAGAGAAAGTCTTTGAGCAGAAGAGGAAGTACCGGGAAGAGCATAAAGAAGAGATAGCAGCACAGAAGCGAGCTGCATATCAGGCTAATCCGGAGCCCGCAAAGAGGCGAGCAAGAGAGTGGCGCAAGGCAAATCGTGCTAAGCTAAACGCTTACCAGAAGAATCGACTAGACACCAATAAGAATGCAAGCATGGCGCATCAGATACGAATGCGCGTTGCAAAATATATTCATCGTCATGAAACCTGTGAAGAGTTAGGCTGTACAATACGAGAGCTGAGAGAATATCTGTCATCAAAGTTTCTTGATGGAATGACGTGGCAGAACTATGGTGATTGGCATGTGGATCACATTAAACCGCTGGCTTCGTTTGACCTTACGGACGAGGAACAATTCAAAGAGGCCTGCAACTATACAAACCTCCAGCCTATGTGGGGTAAGGACAACTATGCTAAAGGAAGGAAGCTATGTTGAAGTCGACGACGAAGAGCTTGATGCTGAGCTTGATGACATGTTGTTGTTTGGTAATGATTGTTGGTTGCGATCCGGTTGAGGAGAAGGAATACCTAGACCTCACTGAGAAGACACAGCTTGGTGCATATATTTCTCTGGCTGTGGTGGCAAGCACACCCGAACCAGATGGTGGCGGGGGCAAGTTACAGGTAGGTGATGAGTGTCCAGACTGTCTCGGTCGTGGGATGGTTGGTGACGGCACGATAGAAAATAAGTGCAGCCGTTGTAATGGCACCGGAAAAATACAACAAGGCGATCCCGATGTGGCAGCCATAGTAAATGACTTCAATGAAACTGTTATGACTAACGCAGATGTGGCAGAGTGGATAAGTGCAGACTCACCAAAGGCATGCTTGTGCGATCCGGCTTGTCCTGATTGTGACGGCAAGTGCGATCCATGTGATTGTTTGTTTTGTCTACCCCGCAAGGATCCTCTACCCTCCCCAACAGAGCCTGAGACTGTTCGAAGGAACGGACAGCTTTACCGCAAGGAAGGCGACATGTTAGTGCCTGTTGAGGAAGTAAAAGATGTCAGAACAAAATCAATCGGAGACAACACAACCAGTAACCGCAGACCTTTCAGGTCTTTTCAAAATTGGGGAAAGGTTTGGGATTCCCCTGTTGCTATTGGTTGCAGTTAGTTATGTCACGTTCAACGAGATCATCAAACCTATTGCATTGAAATATGTAGAGGTACTTGATGAGGTTCGTTCAAACAATAAAGAACTGAAGGATGCATTGTTCGTAATTGGTGAGTCAAACAAAGATAACATCAGTCGCATTGTCGACGACCTCGACGAGATGGATCAAAGCATCAAGAAGATGAACCTTACGCTGGCAGAGCTGACACTGATAGCAAGGCGAGTACAAAATGAAGGGAAAGCGTCGTCGCCTTACGAAGCGCCAGAAAGCGATAGCGGAGGAGGCTATTGACATAATCCCTCATGCTATCAGGGGGTTCAAAAGATCTTATCCGGGTATTGAAAGTAAACTGGCTAGAATAGATTCGGTCAGTGTTGCGCACGTTGCCATAGTAATGGCAGCTCGTACGTATGATCCGAAGAAGTCAAAGCTAACGACTTACTTCACAAGAGCAATCCATAATTGGTTACTCAAAGAGATCGACCGAGAGAAACGATTGAGATACGGTAGTACAGATCGCATACCGTTGGCCCTAGTAGAAAGTGAGTTGGACGCAGAGCAATGGAAGGAAGACCTTGCCAATGCCATGCTGTCCCTCACTGATGAACAACGCCAGTTGATTAGGGCTAGATACTTTTCAGCCAAGACCTTTGAGGAAATGGCGAAAGAGTTTGATTGTGATCGACGCACTGTGCGCCGGAGGTTGATGGAGGTACTTAGCTTTCTTGAATCTTTGGATAACCCTCTTGACGACTTATCAGAATCTGCCTGATAGTGTTGCGGTCCCAGCTGGTGCCGCGTCTTCTGGGGCGTCGGTAGTACAGTTTGGCGATCTCTCTAAGTGAGACGCCAGCATCTCTAAGCAGGGCGAACTCGTCCGCAATCTTGCGCTCGTCCTCGTCTGGTGCAAAGCCATCTCTGTACTTCATCCAGCCATCTGGTATACGACGCCCGTATCGCCTCCCTGAGCGCTTTAGAGTCTGCAGGGCTGTGCTAGTGCGGTCTGAGATGTAACGCTTTTCTAGACGCGCTACGCCGGCCAGAACGGTGAACATCAATTCGCCCTCTGGGGTTTTTACGTCCAAAGACGGCTGCGTATAGAACCAGAGCATTCCACCCTTCTCAAGGATCCAGTCTTTGGTCTTGAGTGCGTCGGTGGAATTACGAAACATTCTGTCTAAACGTTGGAAGACAATGATATCTCCGCGCTCAAGTTTGTATAGCAAGAGTCTACCAGCAGGGCGTTGATCCATATGAGTGCCGCCGCTGGTGTCATGGTCGTAGTGCCAATGGCTCTCGTCCCATGTGTAGTCGCTGAACCTATCACGTATCAGGCTCAGGCAGTTATCGTACTGTCCTTGTTCGGTCAGTTCTTGGTCTTCCGTAGACGCTCGACCGTATGCATATACGTTTGGCATATGTACCTCCGTTGGTATATTAACAAATAAAAAAGCGAGGACGCAACCCGTAGGTCACGCCCCCGCTTTCCCTTCCCTAATTCAAGTTACGTCCGATAGCGTCATGCATTTGACGCCAGACTTGTCGCTTCTGTTTAGTGATGGCTATCTCAGCGCATGCTAAGAAAGCACCAAACATAACTTTGACGCACGTGCCGTATGGCATCGTGTTTACATTGTCAACTGAATACATGCCGACAGCGTATGAGGTATGAGACAAAGCACGAATTGCAAAGGAAGCATCAGTTGACTCTGGTGTTCCTAGTTCGTTATGTGCTTTACGCAACAGTTTCATCTCGTGTTCAAATAACGCTCGACCTAGCCTACGTGGGTTGCCGATGTGCTTTACCACGAAAGCATTGATGTAGTTTTCGTTGACTTCGATATGTCGCTTATGATCCATTAGTGTAGCTCTCCTCATTGTTGGCAAGCCACTCAGTAGGCATAGGCTCGTAATGAATAGCAAGGGTGTCAAGGATGTCAGGGTCGTGGTTGTACAGATCCCTGATGATATGCACTGGGATACCTAGTGACTCGCATGTCTTAGCGTTCTCATAGTCTTGATGTAATGCGGAGACAGGAATGATATCTTCAGTGTCGTAAGCAATGTCATGCTGCACACGTTCAGCAACCTCGATAGCATCTTGCTGTGCCAGTCGCGTTGACTGGTTGGAGCGAGCTGCACTGCAGGCTGCTGTGACAGACGAGTAACCAACGCCTGAGTAAACCTTGCGCTGGGGTGGCAAGCTGTACGTCGTTGCAGCGTACGGCTTGTACGATCCGTTAGAGTACAGATGACCATCGTCGTGAGTCACCCAGTCTTTGTCATTCCATAGGTAGTGCTGACCTGATGTATCAAGGAAAGCAATCTTGGAATAAGCAATGTACTTCTCAGCCATGAGCTTGATGCCTACGTTGTCAACGAGGTCAGCGCCGAGCTGATCGTAGATAGGCTTGAGCACATGCTCGTTGAAGTTGTAAGTATCTGACCTGTCCTTGATAGTCATTGGGCAGGAGATAGTACCGTTGTGCATGAACACAAGGTCATTGCCTACACGGAACGGGTGACAGTTAGTCATGTCAAGCGCACCGCCGGTTGACTTACGAAAGTGAATGAGGCAAGTGTACTCTTCGTACTGCTCAATCTCACGAGCGAAGTGCTCGAATGACGTAACGTCTTTGACAACAGTCAACGAGTTGCCATCGTCTTGTGCAAGGGCAAAGCCCCAGCCATCGGGATGGACTTTGTAACAGTGTTTGTATGTCTCCATATCAAACTTGGTGTCGAACGGTTTAACAATCGCAATACACATTTGTAATACCTATGGGGTAAAGGGAAGGGGAGTAACATTCACAGCGCGGAAGCCTTGTGCTACACGGTCGTGAACAGATTGGGTCATAGCCCATGCAGCAAACGGATAGACATGTTTGTGCTTGGCTAGGTATGCACCGATGTGACTAGATGTCACGTGCAGTGCGGTTCGCATTGGGCATTGACTGAAGTATGCAAGCCACACTTGAGTCATCTGCATGTTGGACAAGATGCGTATCGGGTTGGTCGCAGAACGAAACAACCTGAACTCCATCAAGCCCTGTTGCACTTTGTAATTCAGCGGCGAATACTTTTGCGTGAAGCCACGTGCATCACCACGAAACGCATGAGCAAGGTGACGCATGCCAAGCGGACGCTGCTGAAGATAAGTGCTTGAGTAACGACCACCTAGCGAATTGTAATCTTCGCCAGTGCAGTTGTTGAGAAAGTAACACAGCTTGAGCCACGTCAAAGGTGTCGCTGCCATGTGACATGTTGTTATGTGCATGCCGCATGACTCGTTGTACCATGAGTGAGCGCCGGGTAGCCATGTACTAAACGCATTGAAGTCATCGCACGAGCTGCCATACTCAACGCGACTGTCAAGCATACTGTGCAGTAGCTTGAACTTGTAGCGCTGGGTCTTGTGTCTGACAGCACGCCAGTCAAATGACCGTGCCTCCTCCGAGCCCATCGTGCAGGCAAGCAGGAAGTTGTAGTGATCGTCAAAGGTAACTGGTGCAGTTATCAGTTCACCCTTGTCATCACCTCGTATGCTGCCGTCGTCGACGATGCGTATGAAATCATTACGCACACGCACGTCTTTGATAGGCAGCTGCTTGAACACACGGTTGGCGCGCATGATGTGGTGACGTCCTAAGTCTGACACCTCTATCTCTACGCCAAAGTTCTGCAACTCTTTGAGTGAGTCACGAGTGCAACCGTCTGGCATGTGCGCGTAATTGCGACGGCGCAGAGGATGTAGATACGCTTGGCTAGATCCGCATTCGCACGGGTCTTCCAAACAATCTTGACATATGCACTCACACTCAGAGCAGTCACAGTCGTAGCAGCATTCGCAAGGACGATCCTCGCTGTTAGCATCCCACTCTGTGCCACAGACATAGCAATCTACTATGTCTTGTGGATCTGCATCATAATCTTCTGTTGCTGGCATCATTGCCTCCTCCTAAGAAACCCAGTGCATGTAATCTGAATACGCTTCCATGCGATCTGGTTGTTCCATACACCACATCGTCATGTCGTCGATAGTTCTGATGGCAGCACAACGCATGCTGACATCTAGCAAGTAATACATCGAACACTCAATCATCTGTAGCACAACGCTGAACAAGTGCGCTTTGCTTTGGTCAAGAAGCTTGAGTGAGAAGTGATTACGATTCATCAAGTCGTGCAAACCAATCGTCCGTGAGAACGTGTAAGGCACAAGAGATCTGTGAGTAATGCCTTTGCTTTGGTCGATGTAAGGTATCGACGCAGCATTGGCGCAGTAGTCAGTGTCTGTAATTATGTTGTCGATAAGCTGACGACCTATCGTCTCGCCTGAATGAAATACCTCCGGGCTGTTGCGTGATACCGCTGTGTTCCAGAAAGCAAGGAACTTAGCAAGCAACGATGGAGTAAAGTCACGGCGATCAAACACAAACTGATAGCTACCTTTAGACCAAGCAGGCGTAAGGCTTTGCCATGCCAGTGCTTGGATGTTAAACGTAGCTGGCGCAGTGTAGATGCGAGTCTCAGGTCGCTCGAGTTGCGGCGTGAAAGCAAACAATCCATTGTGTGCGTGTGTCGCATACGCGGCACTGTTGAGATGCACTAAAGTCTTGAATGCTTTGACCTTGTTCTCAAGGTTAGACTCATTGCTGTACCTACGATGAAGGCCAGAGTAGATAACACCTATCTTGACTGGCGACTTCTTGTCGTAACGATAAGGACGAGAACCACTGTGTGTGATCTGATACTTTTTGGCATGATCACGTGGCTCAAGTCCGTACATCACAGACAGGCTGCGATGTATAGGCACTTCCATGTTGTACGCAATAGGAGATATCTCGTACAACGTACCCAGTTCTTCTATCGCCTTGTCTGTAAGAGACGACGCTTCACTGGGATGTATATGTCCACCGCAGTGGTGGCACAGAGCAGATATGTTGCGTGTCCAGTGGTCACTTCGACAAGAGCATGTCTTGTTTAATCCCATTGGCAACGAACTAATGCATCCGAGTTGCATGGTAAAATCCTTAGGGTAAGGGGAAATAAAAAAGGACCGGGCAGCACACGGCTACCCGGCCCAGCTACATATAGAAAAGTGCCTGTAAAACTAGACACTTTGTTGACGCGGCTTGCGCTGATTGAACAAGCGTTGGAACACATCGCTACCAGCGCGTGCTCGTGAGAAACCATTATCCTTCACACGATCTTGGATCTGCATGCGGATACGTTTAGGCGTAGTGGTTGCCATGCGTGCTGTCATCTTGATCTGCACTGCATCATCCCACTTGCCATTGTCCCACATGTTGTACACCCACTGGCCTAAGCCACTGAGTACACCAACATGCACAGCATTGACATCTTCCAAGTCGCCCCATGCTTGAACGATCATGTCAAGAGTCTCATCAAGTACACCAAGATCATTCAATCGCTGGACACAACCGATGGCCTTGATGTTAGGCCAGTTGCTACCACCGACCTCGAACCCATGATCCTTGACGATAGAATGGCACTGTCGTGCAGACTTGTCACCTTCAACAAGTAACGCACGGTACAACTCTAAAGGAGTGACCTGCTTACGTGTCTTGGCTGAGTTGCATATACGAAACAACTCTGCTTCATGGGCACGACCAGTAGACTCAGTGACATGACACGGCCAGTAGTCATACCCAAGCTGGCGCAATGCCTCTGCTTGGTGCTGACCATCTATGATGTACATGCTGCCATTCCTACGACGCGCTACCTTGATAGCACTGATCGCTTCGGGGTTGAAGTTAGCCACGATCTGCTTGACGTGTGCCTTCTTGAGCATACGCTGATAAGCAACAGCAGTTTTAAGATCGGACAACTTCACACGTTTGATATTAAATTTAACTTTTTGCATTTGATAACTCCTAATGCAAGTAATGTAAAAAGGGTGAGCGACAACGTGCCGCCCACCCGTGACTCGGATCCGCTATTGAATACTGTCAAGCACCTCCTCTCTTGCTTCGAACATCAATGCATCAACATGTAGTTGATAGCTGGCCGTCTCAGCTTCCTGCTGAGTCTTGAAAGGGCCGACGGGTTCACGACCACCTGCTGCATACACATACGTGTACCAGCTGCCAGTCAACTCGGACTGCATAAGCACAGCGACGTTGCGCTCGTGCGGTGTATGCAACTCGACGCACTGCGACATGCGTTCAAGATCAGTATCTAATACATGGGAAGTAATCAAAACAAAACCTACTTTCTTAAAAGAAAAGGGGGAGCAGCACGCAGTAAGAAAGACGAAAGAACCTACGCGCCACTCCCCCTAGCGGAGAGTACTAAAGGCTGGCGCTATACTGTTCGATAACGTCAGCTAACTGTGAGAAGTCAAGCTTGCCGAGCGAGCTAGTGCCGTCGTTAAGCTCAACGATTGATGTGACAATACGCTTGCCATCACCATCACGGATAACAATCTGACCATGTGGCGTACCACATCCGCACCATCGGCAGACACACTCAGGTAGTACACCAGCGTCAGGCTCTGCTGTATGAGATGAACGCAACACGTTGTCGCCCATCTCTTGTTCATACAGACAGCACAACACACCGAGTGCATCATGTTTCTTGGCATGCTCACGATGCGTGAAGATGCGCAAGAACTTCTTGCACTGTGTGTAATCACCTGACCGCAACGCACTGACCCATCGACTAGCAATATCGCTATTCATAACTATCAATCTCCGTTAGTAAAAGAAGCAAGGCCAAGCAGTAACGCACTGCCTGACCCTTGCTACATATAGAAAAACCCCTGTAAATATAGGGTTATTTGTTCTTTTTCTTTTTCTTCTTAGTTGGTTTAGTCTTGACAACAATTACGCCGTCATCCTGAACCTCTTCCACCTCCCTTCTACCTACGTGCTTGTAATACAGAACCATGATGGGACGGAGGTCTCCGTCGTCATCTTTGACAAAGGATCCGTAGCTATCTAACTCATAGCAGTCAGTCCATTGCTTGTTACCAGACTCAACAGGGTCGGAACAATACCGTACGTCTGGTGGTTCATCCGTGAAGTACTTGTAACCACCATCTTCAGGCCCGCCTTGAACCTGCACACATACAGTCTCATTGTCAGGCCAATCATCATGTGGTCGCTCGCTCATCAACATCTTCCTTTCCAGTTGCGTGTTCCAATCCCAATCCCCACATACCATTGTCAGGTATGTATCCATGTGCTAGCTCTGGCACTGGCTTGCCTGTAGATGAATCTACATTGATTGGCATGTCCTTGTACCAGTAGGTCTGCACTAACGCATCAGTACCACCATCATGCACAGTAACGCGACGGTATCCATCACCCTCAATGGAATCTAAGTACGCTAGATGTTGCGGACTCAGCACAGGTAACAGAGCACCATCGACTTCACCATCCATGTGTGATTCAAGACACACGTGGCGATTACCATACGCCTTGCGCACCTTGACAACGTGACGCAGGGTAGCCTTGCTATGACTACCATCATTCAAGATCCCATAGACAAACAGATAGTCTGGGATCCTACTTACATCATCCATATCACTCTCCTCCTAGTAAGAGATAAACAACTCGAACAATCATCCAGATCACTTCCCAATTCATAGCAAACCTCCTTGTTTACTGGGACACATATAGAAAAACGCCTATAAAAATAGGGGTAAAGAACAATCCAACTCACCCAGCGCTGTCACCACTGGGCGGCTTGGATGGCTCTTAGTTGAAGTACTCAACAGCAGCATTCCATCCCTGCTTAGCCTTAGCTGCTGCATACTCACCATTCTCCGTGACCATGTACGCTACTCGTACCAGCACGGGACGCTGAGGCTCCTTCTTCGCAGTCCACAGATTGGACAGTGGCTCTCGCCTAGCCTCAACAGCCTCCTGCACTGACGGTACTACCTTATTCATCAGCTTCTCGTAACCAGCCAGCGCACACCATCCACAGACGAACATCAAGCAAAACGCACTGCATACATATCTCATAACTAACTCCTAAGAGAGAAACACAAAGGGAAGGACAGCAACCACAGTGTCACTGCCTACATATAGAAAAGACCCTGTAAAAATAGGGCTAATCAATCAACCCTCCATACACAGGCATACACCTGCATACAGAGGGCTGTTTGACGAGTCCTACCAAGCCTCACCATCAACTGGCTCTACATATGGCAGACGCTCAGCTACACATGGCAATCCGTTAGGTCCAAGTATCAGTGAAGACTCAACCTCAACCGGACTGCAATCAAACCCACGTATGCGGGGATACTCAACACTCGCATCCACACCGTCTTCCTCAATGTGAGCAACAACTGCACGGGCAAGCATCGACATTGCTGATTCCATATCCATCACGCATCTCCACAGCCAGTCAGCAGGTAACTCAACCGGCTACCTCGTTGCTGGCTACATAGAGAAAACACACTGGGAAAATAGTGGTACAATGCACTGACTCAAGAGACATAAAAGAAATGATGGGACGACTTGCAAATAAGGAGTTTTTTGCGTTTGTCACACATACGAACGTAAACATGACAGTTCTGCACACTAAAACAAGCGCATTACTCGAAGCACCCATTCCCCCTTTTTGGTTTCGCTTTATACTTAC